ATGCCGATTCGCTGCACATTCGTTTTGAACAATCAGTCGACGTCAGCTTTCCACTGTCCAACCGTAGGCACTCTACCTGCGTTTTCGGGACGCGGTTCCGGACGCGATAATCCAGAAGCAACCGCGATCGAAAAGATCGGCCCGATACCCAAGGGCATCTACTACATCGTGGACCGCCAGTCAGGCGGCAATCTCGGTTGGCTCTATGACCTGTGGGGTCAACTCGGATACGGTACGTCCGATCACACGAAATGGTTCATGCTTTGGAATAGAGACACGGGCGATAGCACGTATGTGGGTAAAGTGAAGCGCGGCGCATTCCGTCTGCATCCGATTGGCCCGATGGGGCTAAGTGAAGGGTGCATTACCGTTACCAACACAGCTCGCTTCGAGAGGTTCGCTGCGTTCCTCCGCCAGAAGGGCGCAGACCTGACTGTTCCGGGTACGAACCTCAAGGCTTACGGCACGGTGGAAGTGAAATGACGAAGCTCGGAAAATTCGCGCTCAGCACGAGCATTACGCTCGTTGGCGGATGGGCACTCGCCAACCTAGTGATTCGACTTCCCGTTGAAATGCCCGGATTTCTGGACAATGGCATCCGCGCCGTGCTGAGGCTGATCGGACATCGCGAACTCGCGAATCCGGACGACATGGAAGTGCTGGCGATGACGGCAATTCTCATCGCATCGATCATCGTCGTCGGCGTGCTAGTCGCCCTCGCGAACACCATCATTAAGCGATCACTCGCTCGCAGAACGGCTCACTGAGTCTCGCCATAACGGCACAACGGCACAACAACTTGAGAGATAACGAACTCCACGGCGTCGGCTGGCCTTGTTCGCCGTGGGCGGGTCAACACAGCGCGCCCCGATCGCAATCGGCGCATGGCGTTCCGGTTGCCGGCCGCAACCACAGTGAATTGAAATCCTCCGCGAGGCGGCGTCGTGATAACGCCGCCTCGGCCCCGAGTGCCATCACGTTTAATCAACTGCCACGGCTTATTGATCGCCGCACGTGCCTGGTTCGCATACAGCCAGGCGAGCAAGCAATGGAGCGCGAGGGTTAGTAGCAGCAAGGATCGGGCAGAAAAACCCACACCACCGCAGGAATAGCCCCCTGAGCGATGTCTATGTAATTGCCCGCCAAGCCTCATGGCGGAAGGCAGCCGACTTTATCAGCCAGCGCGAGAGCCTTGATAGGTAAGGATCCCACGCCTTCGAGAAATGACTACCCACAACCGTACCCACAATGCCCAGAACGGTAGCTATTTCGGGCAATTCTTCTGCCGCGCGAGCGTCTTGTAAGTGGAGTATGACTTACATAGGGTTTTGAACACGTCATTCGCCGTCTGGAATCACCGCATCATCCCCGATCGTCGCCGTCAGCGCATTGTCGCAATGCCCCCGGCTGATCCGATCAAGCGCGCGGCAAAGCACGCAGCCCCACCGGCGCCCGGCATTGCGCGCCTTCGCGGCGCGCTCGCTGATCGTCTCATTCGGCGAACCGCCGAAAATGGTGTTCACGGCTTCATCAAGCAGCACGGCGAAATTCAGCAGATATCGACCGATTTTGCTCATCTCGGCACCTTCGGGCAATTCTTCGCGACAGCGAGATCGTGCGCAAGGATCTGTTGTTTCGTTTCTAGCGTATCTTCCGGCACTGCGGTGATCGGCTTCACCCAACTGCATGCAGTGTCGACGACGCGAGTTTTCGGGAGCGATGGTGCAGCCGGTTCCGGGCAGTCTGTCGCGCACGCGGCAATGCTAAGCGTGGCGAGCAAGATGATGATCGCTCGCATGACTCACTCCTTTCGCAGTGCGCCGAGCGCATCAAGCTGCTGATCGACGTCGGCCGGCGTTGCAGCTTGCGCCTGTTGATTGGCGGCGGCGGCGTTTTCGACTGCATTCGTCTCGGCACGCGCTGCATCGGCATTCGCCTGCTCAATCTGCTGCCCAGCTTCAGCAACCTGCTGCATTCCTTCCGCGACCTGCTGCGCGGCTCGAGCTTCAGTCGCCACGGCACCCTTCGTTTTAATGAAGCCCCAGATGGCGCCAAACGCGATGCCTCCGACGCCGATAATGATCGGCCAGAACTTGGCGAACAAAGAAATGAAGATCGTTGCCATCTCTCTCACTCCTGAATATCGAGCATACCGAGGTTGCGCGTGCTCATGATTGCGATCAGCTTGTCAGCGTAGAGCGGATCTGTTGCGTAGCCCGCGCGCGCGATCGCTCGTGCGAAATCCGGTCCGTTTTTGCAGTCGAAAGCCGAGTGATAACGCGGATTGCTTCGTAAAAAATCCGCATGATCGTCAATGCTCCCCTGCCAACCGTCATAGGCGCGGAAGCGCGCCATGATTTCAATCGATTTGCCGTTCACGACCTCGTGCGTCACCTGCTCTGTCACCAAGCCTTGCCACGACAGATCCGCCTTGATGCCGAACAGGTTGAAGCCTGGCGCGCGCTTGCCCCAACTCGACTCAAGAGCTGCTTGCGCGACAGTCACGCTCGCAGGAACTCCGGTGCGGCGCATGCATGCCTGCGCTGCCAATGAGATTGCCGCAATAAATTCCGCTGGGGCCTGAATGATTGGCGGCTGCGGTACATCGGCCTTTGCAGATGGAACGTTTTGCGGTACAGCGGGCTCCGCTTTCGTTCCATCCTGCGTCGAAGCCGCACCAGAAGCTCCACTAGGTGGAACATCAGAGACAACTTCCGGTTTTTCGACTGGCGTCGAAGGCATCATAGGAACTGAAACCAGGAGCGTGGCCCAGTTGGACTGCGCCGGCGACGTCGTTTCGTCATGCGGCGCGGGAAGGGCTGTGGGAACGGGCACCGCGCGCCGGAACAGTGCCAGGATCGAATTAATGAGATCATTGAGCAGCATCGCCGCCTCCTTGCGCCGCTGCAGGCTGAGCCTGATCGACCTGCAACAAGCGAGCGAGCAGCACCAGCACGAAACCGCCTGTCGCGATCCAGTGAGCCCAGCCATGCGGCAAAGCGTCCTTCAGATCGTCAGGAATCGAGCGCCACGCATCGAGCAATGCGGGACCGGCACCGAATACAACCGCAAGCGCGCTCGAGAGTTGAACCGAACCAAGCTTGTGCGCGCTGCGCCATTCGTCAATCAATCGGATTTTCATGACAGCACCTTCAAACGAGTTTGCAAGGAATCGGCGCGTCCTCGTCGTGCCGATAGACGGCGCAGACGCGGTGATAGCCGTCTGCGATGAGCGTCGGTTCACCGCGGACAAGAAGAATCGGTGAGAGTGCTTTGCCCTCGCGGATCTTCTTGCGGTTGTGCCGAACGTGTTTATTAGTAGCGGGGAGAGGCGCGAGACCTGAAGCCCGCAAGATGTCCTTCGCCTTGATATGTTGGATGTGCGCTTCTCGAAGCGCCCCGATAAGTTGCAGCGCGCGCGATGGATCGAATTTGAGGCTCAGATACGACTCCGCTGCCGGATAGTCGTGCTCTTCCGGCTCCGCCAGCCATATGATTTCGTGGCTCAAGATTTCTCTCCTTCGCGTCGGCTCAGAATCTTGTCGCGCACAAGCACATAGGCACTGAGCCCGCTGTAGATTGATGTGATGACGAGCGCGATACCTGACAAAGTAATACTCGATACCGCATGTCCGATCGCCACTCCCAGCCAGCCGAACGCGATCTTCACGATTTCCAATGCCTGCCATTTGTTATCCATTCGGCACCCCGTAAATGAAAAACCGCCCGAAGGCGGCTGTGGTTAAGTGATGATCATCAATTGAGGACTGGACCCAGACGTAGGTGGCGGAGATCCTGATGGTGCCTGCAGCGCGTCAAGGAACGCTGCTCCGCCGTTGTTGTTTGATATCGCGCCTCCCCATGTCACCGTCAGCGATGACTGCGCGGATGTGAAGCCCTTGCAGGCCGCGCCAACGGATGAGTACTGCAAGCCTCCGCCGTTCTTCGTCCCCGCCACGAACGTCCATCCAGCGGGGGGCGTGTTGTAGTTCGTGGCGTTGTTGCCGGTGCCTATGCCCTCTATCATGAAGGTGTTGGCGTTCGTGGTGCTCGCCGTCATGGATGGGCTTGAGTCGTTGGCGACCATCGTCTGGGGCAGGGACGAGTTCGGGTCCCAGGGGCTGGTCTGGTCGCAGCCGTTGACCCCGAACGCGATGCCGGAGAAGTCGTCTATCGACATGTTATACGTCGCGGTGATCGTCTCCGAGGTCACCACCGACGGCGCGTAGGCCCACCACACCTCGACGTCGGTTACGTTCGACACCACAGACAGGCGCTTGTGCCACGTCAACCCGCTGGTCGATGACACCGACGATACCGAAGGAGGCCCGTACGCCGGCTTCTCGGCCACGAAGACGGCCACGATGACGTCGTTCGTCTTGGTGGTGGACAGGACGACGCTGCACGTTGCCGTGCCGGACACGTTGCCGGACGTGTAGTTGTCAAGCGTGGGTGCTGGCATGTGAGCCTCTCGTCACCGCGTGCCTACTACCGCGAGGTTTATGTTGGCCAGAGTGGCGTCGGGCGACGCCGGAGCGACCACCTGCACGACGTCCCCCGGGCTCGTCGTGACGGCGCTGGTGAACGTGAACGTGCCGGACGTGGCCCCTGCGGCAAAGTTCAGGGACCCGATGCTGGACCCGTTCTTCTTGATGGAGAACGTCGTGCTCGCGGTAGCGGCCGTGCCGGCCTTGGCGTAGCTGCCCGTCAGCGAGGCCGGGAAGGTCACGGCCTGCGGGGTGATGGCGCTGAGCACGACCGCGCTGGCGGAGGGTGCGCCGGGCTGATAGCTGATGAGGTCGACCGGCTGCGCAGCCAGCCCCGGCGGCGTGACCTGTACCACGGACGCGAAGTTGAAATTGCTGTTGTTGGCCAGGGCCAGCGCGCTGCCGGTGGACTGGAAGGCCGCGAACTGCAGCGTGTCGCCGGCGTTCAGGTAGACGTTGGTCGACACGTCGTTGGTCACGAACTGTTGCGTGGCGCTGCCCTGCAACGTCTGCAGCGTGGCCTCGTTCTCGGCGCCGTTGATGAACAGTGCCGCAGCCAGTTGCTGGCTGGCGGACCACGAAGCGGTGGCGAATATGAACTGGCAGGAGACGTTGTACCATCCCGCCGTAGGGGCGGTGAAGGTGCCGGTGCCGGCGTTCCAGGCACCGCTCGTGGTGTCTTTGGTGCTGGTCCAGCCCGTAATCACCGTGTAGGCCGCGTTCGGGATGCTCTGCGCCGAGGTGTTGTACGCGCGGAAGCCGACGGGCGCAGTGGATATGCTCTTGGCCACCCACTTGCCCGTTGCGTTGTCCCACACGAGCGCGTTCTGGTCTATGCCAGCGCCCTCCGTCACATTCACGTCGGACAGCCCAGACAGGGTGCTCGAGCCGGTGGACGTGCCATACGGCTGGTAGCTGCGCTGGTCCGTGTAGCTGGTGACGGTGGTGGCGCCTGCGACGATCACGTATAGCGTCACGGAGCCGGCGGGGAAGCCGGTAGTATTGACGGACACGGCCCCAGAGGTGGCGCTCGCGTACACGTAGTTCGTGGCGCTGGCGGTGAGCGACACCGTGCCGTCGTTTATCTGCGCGCCGCCGTACCAGCCGCCGTAGTAGCCCCACGTCAGGCCACTGGTGGTCGACGCGCGCCGTCCCCATAGCATGGCCGGGCTGGCGGCGTCGAAGTTGGCGTTGGCCACCACTTCTTTGTTGGCTTGCGTCGAGCTGATCTGGTCGATCAGGGATGTGCTGTTGGACATTTCGTCACCTTGCGATGGTGGCAATGGCTGCGTAGCCAGCCACGCCTTGGTCGCTGTTCTGGCTCACGGTTATGGTGATGGTCTGGCCCGTCGTAAAACCGTCTGCGGCTATCATCGACGCCGTATATGTCCACGTCGGAACGGCCGGCGAAACGAATGGGCCGCTGACGGAGGTCGTCCGCTTCACGGTGCCGCTGCTGGAGACGGTCACCGTGTACGTCTCGGACGACTCATCTAATGGCACGTCGGCACCGCTCAGCCACGAGTAATTGACCCTAGCCCTGCGCAGCCACGTGACGGTGATGTCGCTGGTAGAGGCGGCACTGCCGTGGAACGCCTGAAGCTGCCACGGCGACAAGGGCTTCACTCGCGCCACGGCCGGCTGCACCGTGACCTGCCCCGTCGGCGTCAGGCCAAACATGTTGTTCAAGTAGGTTTCGAAGTACATGTTCTGCCCGATGTCTGTCAGGTTTATGCCAGTCTGTCCGATGCTTGACGACTGCAGCAGCACGAACGTCTCGCCGACGGCGTGGCCTCCCATGGCCCACTCCGTGCCGATCTGGCCGCGCAGCAAGCCGCTAAGCGTGTATTGTCCGGGCGCGGTCTGCGTGGCCGTGCGGAATAGGATGATCTCGCCGCCGACGTAGGCCACGTTCGCGCCGTTGAGAAAGCTGGCGTAGCTCACGCTGGACAGCGACAGCGCCGCCTCGTACAGCGTCACCTGAAGGGTGTTCGTCTCGTCTGGGATGTTGCCCCCATAGAATCCGCCGAGGGCGTTGCCGGTGTAGCCGATCGGCGTCGGCGTGACGAGCTGGAGCAGTTGCGCGAAGTTCGCGTCGTCTCGCGACACGTCGACGTAGCAGCCCGGCCACGAGCCGCTGAAGCCGCACGCCGCCAGGTACAAGCCCTGCGACGTATCCTGGCTGCGCAGCGGCGGCACGTCGAGTACGGCTAGGACGGTCGGTCCGGAGTACGGAACCTGCTGCGGCACGAAGCCCTGTGCCGAGCCGCCCTGCGCGACCTGCTGCGAGACGTTAGGGTAGATGGACGAGACGCTTAGGTCCCCGGTGAACTCGACCACGCCCTTGCCGTTCAGCGCCACCTTGGTGATACGCACTGGGTAGACGTTTCCGTCGTAGCCCGTGACGCTGACCACGTCCGTCGGCTCGTAGGCCAGGTACTTGTAGCTCGTGGCCCAAGTGAACGTCTGCCGTTTCGTCCACCGTTCCCAAAGCATCGCCTCCACCCGAGTTCGGGCCTCGGCGTCGGACAGCACGATGGGCACGTTCGTGGACTCATCAAGGTTCGACGTCGTGACAGTCCGGAACGCGCGCTGCGTGTTCGTCTGGTAGTCGGCAGAGTTGGACGGGTACGAAATGGTCTCCGACCGCGGCAGCTCGAACTCCTGCACCACCGTCTCGACGAGCGGATTCTGCGCCGCCTGCTGGCCGCCGCCCGCAATCGCGCCCATGTCGTCCCACGGTACCGTAACCGCCGCCTGCGCCCCGCGCCTGACGAACTTCAGTTGCCCATCGCAGTCGCTGACGTCGAAAAAGTACGTCGCCTGCAGCGGGGCGAGCGCCTGGCGCGGGCTTGACTTGCTGGTGATGGCAAAGCCCGTCACCACGTCACCGAGCGATGACGCGTCGTACTGCGACGGCTGTAGGCCCGCTGATGCGCAGATGTCCGACACGATGGAGGACAGCGTCACCTGAGACGGGTTGCCGCCCATGTTTAGCGTCATGTATCCGAGGCGCACGGATGACAGGTCGGCGCGGAAGAACATGATGAGGCTGTCGTTCACCACGTACATCGTGTGCCAGTTGAACGGCGCGGTGCCCAGCAGCGTCAGCGTATTCAGCGAGGGCCTGAAGACGTACACCGTGGCCCCTCCGCCGCCTAGGTAGATGTGATCGTCGTCGACCACGAAGCCCGGGAAGCCGGACGGCATGGAGCCTCCGCCCGGGGCGGTGGTCCAACTGTTGGTCACCGCCAGCGACGTCCTATCGAATTGGTATAGCGCGCCCGCAGCGTAGTCGCACGCGTAGACGTACGAGGCGCTGCCGCCGACCATCAGCCACTGCTTCAGGACGCCTGACTGCGCCACGATGAGCCCGCGCTGCGACAGGTCGCATCTGTAGATCGGCCTGCCGCCCGGGTAGTACGACGTCAGGAAGATGTCGTTGCCGTTGCGCCAGAAGTTGGCCTCGCTGCCGGCCACGCCGAGGTCCATCGTCCCCGCCGCGTCCATGGCGTCCCACGTGCCGTCCGGGTGAAGCCACCCGGGCCAGGTGTATATGCCGGGCACGTCCGAGTAGCCGAACGGCATCCCCGAGCCGCCGTGCCCGTACGAGCCGGGCGGGAAGAACTTCAGCTGCTGCGCGCCGTAGGCGTTGAGGTTGATGACCCTGACGCCCTCGAAGCCGAGGTAGTAGCCGTACCCCATGGCGGTGCCGCCCTGGCCGTTCAGGTTCGGTGCCATGAACAGCGTGCCGTCGGCCGTGGCGTAGGTGTACGATGACGCCGTGACGCCGGTATAGGCCGGCGCGATGTTCGTCGCCACCTCGAACGTTAGAGAGGGCATATAGTTGCCCCACTGCTGCAGGTTCAGCTCATTGAACACCACATAGGCCAGGCCGCGGTAAGGCGGGGTGTTCGCCGCGCCGAGAGCGGCTTGCATGGTCGGGTCGGCGACCTGGTTCTCGTCGCCCGGATAGACGGTGAAGTTGGTCACCATCTGGCTGGCGCCGGACACGCCCTGGAAGTCTGCCGGATTCGAGACGTCGTAGATGAGCTTTCCGTTGGCCCATATGCGCCGCACGCCGGTGATGGTGTTACGGCAGAGTGCCACCGCGAAGCTCACGGTCACGTACGGCTGCTGGGCCTTGCCGCCCATCCCCTTGCCGCCGCCGGCGCTGTGCTGGTGCGGGGTACCCATCCAGATCACGTTGCCGGCGAGCCTGTATAGGCCGTATACCTTCGGGATGAACTTGCCATAAGCGGAGTCCTGGACGCGGACATCGGATGGCGCTGGCTCCTTCGGAGGGGAAAGGATGGCGCCAAGCAAAGAGCCGGCCATAAAGCCGGCCTCGATAGCGAACAGACTGCCACCGGACGCCACGCCGCCGATTACTGCCCCAGCCGTACCCAACAAGAGCCCAACTGCCTGGCCCATTTATTCGACTCCTTTCACGCTGTAATAGCGGCAGACGTACCGCAGCCATTTGTCGTCCATATCGTGCTCGCACACCACCCGGTTCACTGCATAAGCGTGAATGACGGTCCGCGGTGCCGTGAGGATGCCGAGATGCATCGGCTCGCGTTCCCAATGGAAGAGCACCACATCGCCCTCGCGCCCGACCGGAGTTCTGTCCATCATGGAATCGCATATCGGTGCGAGCGTCCCATCCGGGCGCCTCGAATAGCCGTCCACATCGTAGTCTGACGGGCATAGGCCTAGCGCCTTCGCTACGCCGATGACCAATCCGGCGCAGTCGACCGCCACGTCTTTCAAGCGGCCCTGATGGCGGTACGGCGTGCCGAGCCACGTCCGCGCTTCGTCGACAAACTGCTGACGTGTGACCATCGTTCAATCCCCAAGCGGGCGCAGGATCGTGTCCGGCCCCGGAATGTATGGCTCGCCGCGGAAGTGGAGGATGTTGCTCCACCTGTCCCGGCACGTGCCGAACTGCTTGTCGCATCCGGCGACAATCGTGTAGGCGTCGCCGGGTGCGATGGCGAACGTCATGGGCATGGCCAGCGTGACCGAGCCCGGGGACGAGTTGCGCACCTCCATGCTGTAGCCCGTGTTCTGCCCGGAAGTCCACGTGACCTTCCCGTATGCGAAATAGCCCACACCGTACGTGTAATTGATGAAGACCTCGGCGCCGCCGTCGCCGGCGTTGAACGTGTACAAGCCGCCCGAGGTCACCGAGTACTGGTGCGAGCTCGGAGAGCCGCCGACGGCCGTCCACGTGTTGCCCGCGCTGTCTGCAACAGAGGAGTTCGCGACGAAGGTCCCTGACGGCGGAACGATCTGTATCTGGAACGGCCCGGTGGTCGGCACGCGCCTGCCCATACTGTCGACGAAGGACACTGTCGGGCCCGCCTGCGTCAACGACGGATCGGTCCACGCGAGGTACTGCGCCGTGACGGCCGACACCGACCCGCTGAACGTGAGCGGGCCGAGTGCCTTCTGGCAGCGCGAATCGCCGAAGGTGGCCCGGCAGGTCGTGCTGAACTGCTCGCCTATCGTCTGTTGCATGGTCTGCGCCAGTCCGCGAAGCTCCGCCTTCCACACCCCGTTCTGCAGCGTGAACTGGCCGAGGTTGCCGCTGGTGAGATTCATCTGGCCCATGGACAGGTCGGCATAGTTCACGACGAAGATGAGCACGGCCGCGTTTGACCACAGGCCGGCCTCGACGCCGCTGCGCGTCACCGCGCCGCCGCCCGTAACCAGTAGGCCGTCTATCTCCAAGTTTGACGTGGACAGGTCAGCCGACGATTCGACCGCAGACGCCGTGTAGCCATAGGTGGAGCGGTAAACGACCCCGTTGTACGCGATGTCCACGTCATGGTCGGTGAAGCCCCACACCGTGGCGTCCGTGCGGATCACCTGCACGCACGTGGCGATCGTCCGCACGTCTCCCGCGAGCCACGTGGACATAGCGGCGCTGACGCCCCTCACAGCCTCACCTCCACGATGGCCAGGGACTGGAACCCGAACAGCGCGCCCGAGCCGACGTCCAACTGCGGCGAGAACTGGTCGGTGTTGAATCGGCACGGCGTGTCGAAGGCGCCGGCCCACGTGAGCGAGTCCGACGCCTGCGGATACATGTACGCTGTGCCCGTGCCGAGCGTGTCGCCCGAGGTGTTAGCGCTCACCGTGACCGTGGTCCCGGAGATGGCCGTGATGGCCACCGCCTGGTTGTTCAGCGTGCCGCCGGTGTCGCCGGTGACGCCGGTGAAATACAGCAGCTTGCCCACGGCCCAACCGGGCGGCACGGTGCCGACTGAGAAGCTGGTCGTGGTTCCCGCGACCCAGCCGGAGGTGAAGGCCTGGCTGTCTGCGACGAACGTCACCAAGCCCGTCGTGGTGTCCAGCCCGCACTGCCCCGGCGACACCCCGTAGACGACGGGGGAGCCGTTCCTGTACACCGTCGTCGTCTGCGTCGGGGCGCCGCTTAGACCGTAGGTCAGCAGTGGTTTGCCTATGAGGCGGTAGTCGGCCAGCGGCGCCGCCGCATAGCGCTTGAACATCTGATAGGCGGGGACGCCCGCACCCACGCCCGACGGTGCCGTGAACGATGAGTAGCTGCCGACGGGCAGTCCAAGCAGGCCGCTGCCCTCGTCCAGCCAGTCCGTCCAGTCACGGAACCTGAACCCGTAGGCCTGCCCTTTGCAGATGCGGAAGAAGTTGCGCAGGGTCTGCACTGAGTACTGGTCGAGAACGCCACCGTTGGTGCGGAAGCAGTTCTGGAGATCCCATTGGCCACGCCCGAACGTCCACAGCACATTGCGCTGCTCGCGGCCGCTGGTGCTACTGGTCACCACGGTGTTGTAGCTCACGCCACCGCGGGCCCACACGGCCAGATCGTCAGGGAAGCGGGGCGATTCCAGAAAATTTGATGTCATTCGTCACTCCTTCTGAGCGCCGCTTGGATCGCCCCTGTTAGCCACTGATGCCGCCTAGCCCCGCGCGCCTCGGCCAGCGCCGCCTACCACTCGGTGCCCTTGAAGCTGGTGCCCTCGTCGACCATGGCGCCGCTGAGGTTGGCGCCATTCATAACGCAGCCGCCGAAGTTGGCACCGCGCAGGTCGGCGCCGGCAAACGTCGCGCCCGTGAAGTCGGAGCCCGCGAGATTCGCGTTCCGCAGCGTCGCCCCCTTGTACTCGGCGCCGGCCATCTTGGCGCAGCCGCAGCTGAGGCCGGTGAGGTCGAAGCCGCACATGTCGATGCCGTTCAAGTCGGCGCCCATGGCGACCGCAGCCTCAATCGCCGCGGTCGCGCTGGCGGCGATGCCCTGCCACAAAATTTTGTCGGAGTCGACGTTCTTCAAGACGAAAAAATTGCCAGAAAGCGTGCTCATTGCTACCTCTCCTTAAAAATCGGTTGAAGTTTCAAGCATTCCTCTTGAGCGCCTGTTGGACTGCCATACCAGCCATCGAGGCGATTTGGCTTTGGGTGCGCAGATCGACTCCGTTGGGCAGCACGAACTGGTTCGTGACTGTCACCCCGGCACCGGCGCTGTACGGCGAGTTCATGTGGGCCGGCACGATCGCTTCGCCGCGGTGGATCTGCGCGATCATGTCGTTCGGCACGTACGGCGTGCCGACGTCGAACGACGCGAGGCCCATCAGCGCCGACATGCCGCCTGCGTCCGCCCCCATGATCCCGGCTGTCACTGCGCCTGCCGAGCCTTCCAGTCCGCTCGAGAACCCGAACGCGCCGGCGAAATCTCCGCCACCCGGGATCAGTGACCCGAGCAATCCAGTCAGGCCAGAAGCAGCTGACCCGGCAGTATCGCCACCGATCAACTGTCCGACCGTCATGGTGGCGACGGTGGCCGTGGAAGCAGTGAGCGTCGTCGCGTTCTGCATCACGGTGGACATCTGCGCGACATTCATAGAACCGGCACCGGCACCGAGTCCCATAAGCGCCGACCCGCCATTCATCCCAGATGCGACCGCGCGCGCCGACCCTTCGAGCCCAGTCGAGAAGCCAAACGCACCGGGAGCATTGCCGCTCCCGCCATTGCGATGATCGCCGAGCAGCATTCCGAGCCAGCCAGTCAGGTACCCAGACGCGGACGAGCCCCCCTCGCCCATCGGCATCTCGAATAGCTGCTGGAACAGCTTCTTCGAGACCATCTGGACCAGCATCTGGTCGATGCTCTTCGCGAAGCTGTTGAATGCTTGCCACGCGGTCTGAGTGCCGTCGACGAAATTGCCGAAAGCCTTCGCGAAACCCTGATCGATCGAGTCGGCCGCCTTCTGCGCATCGGCGTTCATCGCGTCGGTCGCTTTGATGCTGTACTCGAGCTGGCGTGTCTGCGACTCGTCGCGCAGGCGGTCGATCTCGTCCTGAATCTTCCGCTGCGCCTCGACCGTGAGGCCGACCTCGGTGTCGAGCCTCTTCTGTAGCGCCGCGATCGCGCGGTCGGATTTATCCTGCTCGAACTTCTCCTCGAGCGCGAGAAGCTGGGCCTGCGTGATTCGGCCCTGCGTAAGCTCTTGCGTGGCAACGAGCGTCGCGCGGCGTTGCGCCTGCGTAGCCTCCGACTGCTCACGCTTCGCGTCGAGGTCCTGCAGCGCGCGCAGCTCATCGTTGAGCGCCTGACGCATCTCCTGCGAAGACTGCTGCTCGGCGGCCGCGCGCTGGCGCGCCATGACCGCGAGGCGCCCTTCGATTTCTACTTCCCGCGTCTTCAGCGAAAGGCGTTCGGCAGGGTTCCGGGCCTGCGATTCCAGCGACTTCGTTTCGTCGAGCTGCTGCTTCAGCACGGCCCGCTCGGCGTCCATCCCCGCGAGCGTGATGCGAAGGCGGTCGGCGTAGTACGTCTGCAGCGACACCTGGCCGCCCTTGTACGACTTATCGAGCTCGGCCTGCTCGGCCTTCAGGTTCTCCTTCAGCAGGTTGAGGCTGGCCTGCGCCTGCGCATTCTCGTACGCGTAGTCGCGCAGCGGCGTCACCTGGCCGCCGGTCTTCTTCGCCTTGTCGTGGCTGTCGTATTGCTCGCGGATCTTCTTTTCCATCTCCGCCTGCCGGCCAATCATGGCCTGCAGGTCGGGCGGAATGGGGGTTCCAGATTCTTTCGCAGCTTGTTTCGCGGCAGCGATTTTCTGGCGGAATTGGTCGACAGCCTGGTCGGCCAAACGCACGTCGCCGCCGAGTCCTTTCCACTGGCTTCGCAGTTCCTCCATCGCCTTCGCACCGGCTTCCTGTACCTGCGCGGAGCCCGCGTTGTGCAGCGCCTGTGCACGCTGAGCATCGCGGCGCGCGAGCATGTCCTGCAGTTGCTGAGCCGCGATCTTCGGGTCGATGTCCTCGACCTGTACGCCCTCGACCGTGATGTAGCTCTGGCCTTCGGCCGCCTTGCGCAGGGATGCAATCTGCTCGTCGATGTTGAGCGGCCGCCCCCAGTTCATCATCGCGTCCCACGCGGATGACGCGGCGGACTGCACTTCGTGCCAAAGGCCCGGCAGATAGCCGAGCTGCGCGGCCGTCTGGTTGATCTTCTGGATCACCAGGTTCGCCGTCTCGGCCTCGGCCTGTTCCTTCTGCCCCTGCTCCTCGAGCATGCGTATGTGTTCGAGCTGCGCCATGTTGGCGAAGTGGTACGAGCGGTTGTATTCCATCGCCCACTTGTACACGCCGTCGTCCATCTTCTCGAACGACTTCACCACCTCGTCGGCCGACGCCTTCGAAAACTGGCCGATCTTCGCGATCGCCTGCGACACGGGTTCGAGCGCCGCGCCGGTGAAGCGCCCGGTCGCCGCGACCGCCTGCAGCGCGTCGCGCGCCGCCCCGATCTTCGATCCGGTAGCGGCCGCGATGTCGTTGCCCATCTCGATGAACTTTCCGCCGGTGAGCCCGGCGTAATTCCCGGTCAGGATCAGTTCGTCGCGCAGGTGGCTCATCTGCACCGCGCCATGGATTGCTGCGGACGCCGCGATGGCGATCGCGCCGGCGAGCGCACCGACCGCAAGCCCGGCCGGGCTCATGATCTTGCCCATCCAGTCCATCTGCTCGCCAAGCACCATCAGCGAACCGACGAAGCGCTTGTAGTTGCCCATCATCAGCTCGTGGCTGAGAACGAGCAGTTCGCGGCGAGCCGCGATCGATGTGTGGCCGAGCCGACGATGCGACTCTTCCTCGGCAGCGTTCGCTTGCTGCACCTTTCGCGATACGGAGGCGATCTCGTTGCCGTAGTCGTCGACGACACCGCTCATCTGCCGCACCGAACTCCCGATACGGCCGGCCATGCCCTGGACTGCCGCCGACATGCCCGTGAAGCCAGCGGTCACCGCCGCAGTCGTCGCGCGAGACTGCGTAACCAACTGACTGAGATCGCGCTGAATGAGCCCGATCGCCTGCGTGATCGAGTCCGCGGCCTTCGACGCACCTTGCTCGGCACCGTCAGAAGTGACGGAGATCGATACGTCTACGCGGTTGTCGTCTGCCACGAAAGGGCTCCTTTATTCGTCGAGAATCTGGCCGCCGAACGACGCGAACAGTTCGGCCGGCTTCGGGCCGCCGGCCGCCGGCGCGGCCGCTGCGGCCGCGCGCGGCTTGAACTTAACGAATGCCGCGGCACACCAGTGCATCGGCGGATGCTTCTTGAAACCTCTGTAGAGAGCCTCGACGCGTGGAAGATCGAGCTCGTCGATGTACTCCCACGCCCAGCCCGTCGCGAGGATCAAGTCGGCGTAGAGCTCGTCCCAGTCGAGGTGCTCTGCGCCGGCTCCCCTTCCCCCGATTCGATCCTCCCAGCGGTGTGCACCGCACGCAGCACGACCGGGATCGTCGTCACGTCCAGCGCGCCTTCGAGCCAGTCGCGATCGAGGTCGGGCGTGCCGCCCTGCTCGCGCGTCAGCGTTGCGCCGATGAACTCGGATAGCTCGTCGAGATACTCGGGCGTGCCGTCGCGATAATCCTGCTGCGCCTTCAACCAGCGCTTGATGCTCTTCAGCGAAGCGGGCGGGACCGGCAGCGTGCGGCCGCCGATCGTCACTGTATTGTTCATGGGTCAGTTCTCCACGGCGCAGCGCGCCGCGCGGATGCGGTGGTACTCGATCACGACACTGTCGATGTCGAGCTTGTCGAGGAATTGCAGGATCACTTTTCGGTTCTGGAGCGCGGCGGCGCGCGTCTGGCACGGCGTGTACGGCACCGTCTCATTCAGTTGCCAGTTCGCGAGCGCGAGGCCGACCGCACGGAAGACGCGCTCGACTTCCTCGACGGAACAACCGAGCGCGGCAGCCTGGGCCTCGGGCGTGACGCCGCACGCCAGGTTCTGATAGATCAGCTTCTTCGAGGCTTGGTCCATGTCAGCTCGCTTCGCCAAGGCAGATCGTGCCGAGCGTGTTGCTCGAATCGACGAACGCGCTGAAGTCGAACTCGGGGATGTTGAAGTCCTCGAGCTTCGTGCTGAACGTGTACTTCGTGGCGACACACTGATTCAGCGTCAGCGTGACGCGCTCACCGTTGAACACCTGCGAGACGACCGACTTGAACGACGGCGCGGTGCCGAGCAGTTGGTTCGTCATCGTCACCGTTTCGCCGACCGTGTTGCTCGTCGGGGTGTACGTGTAGTTGATGCCGACGCCGAGGCCGGTGTCCGCCGCGGCGAACGTGTAGACGCCGGCGGCGACCGAATACTGGCCCGTGGCCGGGGCCGACGCGACGCGCGTCAGCGGCAGGCCGGTGGCCGAGTACTTCACGCCAAGGTCCGTCACCCAGCCGGTCGAGTTCGCGACCGTGACGGTGTACGGGCCGGTGCCAGGGATCGTGCCGGCTTCGTTGTCGGAGATGAGCGTCTGTCCGACGCTCTTCGAGATCCCGAAAAACAGATCCGACAGCACGCGGCCCTGAAACTGACCGGCCATCGCCTTGCCCGTGACCTTCATCGTGCCGCGGCCGATCGCGAGCGGCAGTTGGTAGGAACCGAACAGTTCTTTGACTGTCGCGTCGAAGCTGATGTCGGCCGACTGCAGCGCGCCGAAACGGTTCGGCGTGGGGTTGGCGTTGCCCGACTGGATGCCCCAGAAGGAACCGGCGCCGAAAGCGTATTGAGACATGGTGGTGCTCCTATGCGTGAGCCACGAGCGGGCAAGAAAAAGGCCGGCTCAGACGAGCCTGCCTGGGGTACTGCGAAAGGTGGATCAGGATTCGCCGATCAGGCGGCAAGCTCCTTCTTCAGCGCGTCGACGGCGGCGCGCACGTGATTGAACGTCGCGGTGTCGCGCGACACGATCGAGTCGTGGAAGTTGGCGCGGAACCACGCTTCGATCAGTGCGTCGGTGCGCGCGTCGAGCGCGGGGGCGGCCGGCGCCGGCGCGAGTTCCACGGCCAGCGTCGCGCCGGACTCATCGCCGGCCATAGGCTGCTTTTCGTCTTCCATGTCCTGCTCCGTCAGTTGTTGGCGAGGATGTGCACGGGGATGATCGCGATCGCCTGCGGCCCGAGCACGCCCTCGTCGGTGACGATGTCGCCCTCGATCCAGCAGTGCGAGACCGTCCCGCCGAGCGTCTGGAATCCTGTAAGCGCGTCGGGCGCGAGCGCGGCCTCGATCGCATCCATGAACTGGTTCAGCTGTGTGGCCGGCGTCACGTCGGGCAGCGCATTTCCGGAGTTCACATACAGGTAGAGTTCGCACCGGAACGTCACCAGCGCCGGGATGCCCCTGCGCGGCCGCTGGCTCTCGCGCACCTGCACTTGGAACAGCGCGGGCTGCTCGACCGGCGGCACGTCGCTCCAGTGGCGCAGACGGCGCGATGTGGTCACGAAGCCCTGAATTCCGCTGACCTTCGCGAACAGCGCGGCATAGATCGGTTCGCGGTTCATCGCTGCGCGCCCTCCGCCGCTGCCTCACGGATTCCGTGCAGGATGTCGTCGCGCTGATCAGCGAGCGCCGTGCGCAGGAACGACCGCTCGGGCAGGTTCATCTTCATGGGGTGCTCGCGCACGGTCGCGGTGACCGGCGTCGTCAGCGGCTTGCCGAACGCCTGCGTGACCTGCCGCAGGTGCTCCTTCACCGTCACCACGCCGCGAAAGCCGTACTCGTTCGGCGGCGCGTACTCGACCGGCGTGCTGACCACACCGATGATCGTCGTGTCCGTCGTCGTCACCGCCTGATTGACCGACCGGCGCAGGCGACCGGTTCGCACGTTCAGCACCTGGCCGCTCAGCTTGTCGGCGACGACGTGCACCTGCAGCGCGATAACCAGCCGCTGCACGCGCTGCACGAGCGCGTTGCGGACGTTCGGGACGATGCGTTTGATGCGCGCGATGACCTGCGACTCGCCCTTCACCTGCGCGTCGAAGTTCATACCGGGATCACCTTGCGGTAGTTGTTCAGCAGCGTGCGCACGCTCGCCGGCATGTCGGCGACCGAGAACGACACCACCTCGCCGTTGATCGACTTGCTGACCTGGCCGAAGTGGTTGCGGTCCGAATACTTCAGGCCGATCAGCTCGAGCACCGCCTGCTCGATGTCAGGCGGCGTCGAAACGAAGCCAGCCGTGTACGCGACCTGCACGCCGAGCGGCGGCCACTTCGGGAACTGGCCGTCCGCGCCGTTCGGGAACGCACTGAAGCCGACGTTGCCGATCAGGTACAGGAAGCGATCGTCGAACGTATAGCCGACCTGCACGCCATCCGCCGACGCCGCGATCGGCACGCCGCGGATCGCGAGCGACGAGACGGCCGTGATCGGGTAATTCGGCAGTGCGAGCGTGTTCGAGCCGCTGCCGGTGTGCTTCTCCGTGTAGGCAGCCGAGGCGATCGTCCGGTTCAGGTACGTCTGCACGAACTGGCTCGCCGCGGTCACGAGGCGCGTGAGCATCGCGTCGTCGCCCGTCACGGTGCTGGGCACGTTCAGCCACTGCTTCGCGTTCGCGAGCGTCGTAAGATCGCCGGCCGCCACGTCACGCCCCCGTGCCTTCGCCCGCTGCCGCGGTGCTGGCGTCGCCGTCGCCGGCCGGCTCGTCCGCCGGTGCGTCATCGGTCAGCACAATGCCGTGCGCGGCTGCCACCTCGGCAGAGAAATCGTCCGGCAGCATGATGACGCCGCCCTTGCTGGGCTTGTACGTCTCGCCGCCATGCGTGATGCCGCCGAAATTCTTCGGCGCCTTGAACTTCGCCATGCCTATCTCCGCTGGAAAAAAAACGCCCCGACCGAAGCCGGGGCGAATTCGCTCGCTGCTCTACTGCTCGGTCAAACTGCCGTCGGCCGATGCTCCGGCTTCCATGTTTGCTCCAACACGACCGCGCTGATTTTGGATTGGTTCACGCCGTACTTGTCGGCAAGCGTCTGCTGCGAGACGCCGCCAGCCGCATAGGCTGAACGGATTTCATCCACGATGCCCCATGTGAGCTTCGATCGACCGTGGTGCTCGCCATGGACCGCGCAGTCTCCCGCGCGGCCCTTGGCGTGCATGTCGGCGATGTTGTCCTTCTGGGTTCCGGCTTTCAGATGCGCCGGGTTACAGCAACACGGGTTGTCGCAGGTGTGCATGACGACGAGACCTTTCGGAATCGGCCCTTCGAACGCCGCGTAGGCAATTCGATGGGCCGTCGTTTTCCGAAAGTGCCCGTAGCCGCCGCGCAAGCGACTTCCCATCCACGGCCAGCATTCGTCCGGGTCGCGAATTTAGACCATGGACCAGAAGTCGAGGCGCCGCATCTACATCAACCAGCAGCGATGTTGGTGATGATCGCCATCGCGAACGGCGCGTACACCGCCAGCACTTCTTCCGCGTACACGCCCGACTGCCACATACGCGTCACGATCGGGAAGTCGAGCTGGTAGTAATCCTTGCGGCAGTGGATTTCCGCCACGTTGCTGACTTCGTTGTTCTGGTACCAGAGCGGCAGCTCTTCGCACCAAGCGATGATCGTGCCCGGCGGAACTTTCGGGTGCAGCATCACCGGAATGAGCTGGCCGCCGTTCGCCGTGAACGGGTTGAAGTAGAAGGTCACGACACCCGATGCCACGAGCGCGTACGGCTCCTTACCGGCGGCCGGCTGGTTGTAGCGCAGCAGCGGGCCGCTCGAGTTGTTGAGCACCTTGTTGGTGATGTTCATCTGCTCTTGCGAGTTGACGTACAGCACCGTGGCGCCCAACTGGTACGTGTCCCACATCGACTTCAGCATCGTGTCGATCTCGACGACCGAACCGCGACCCGACGCGGTGAGCGGCGTGCCGGTGCCGGCGGTGCCAGTCGGCATCACCTTCACGTACGCGCCATTCGCCGGCTTGAACGCGGTCGTGAGCAGGCCGTCGAATGCCAGCGGGTTCGTCGAGTTGTCGGCCGTGATCGCCGTCGCGGCCTGCGTGCTGCTCGAAAGCGGCGCGGAGAACGTCGCGCTGTTGATCGTCGTGATCGCCTGCAGCTTTTCCGAGCCCGCCGTGCCGACGTACCAGGCATATGCGACAGCGCCGGTGACGACCGGCACCGTGGCGGACAGCGTCTGGCCGAGCGTGACTGCCTGCGTGGTGTTCGACGACTGGTTCGACGAGCCGCCGGTGACGACGTACGTCTGTCCGTCGGCGCCAGTGACGGTCTTCTGCGTGGCGACACCGTTCGAGACCGAGCTGTTGATGAAGCCTTCCAGCGTCAGCGCGACGACGATCACGCTGTAGGTCGCGGCCGGCAGCGTGGCACCCGAACCGGCAGCCGAAAGCGTCGGTGCAGTCGGCACGCCCAGCGCCAGCGAGTTGTTGCCGCCGAGGATCGCGTTTTCTTCCTTCAGCATCGTCTTCTGGAGCAGGCGCATCGCCATCGTCGCCTTGACGTCTTCGAAGCCTTCGCCCGCGTGTTCGGCTTCGAACGTCACGCCGTCTTCTTCGCCGATCGTGACGTAGTTAGCGGCGACGGGTGCCGTGTTGTACGACATGCGGCCCGAGCGCTGACCTTCCGGCACCCAGGGCGACGAGTCGTAGCCCGAGCCGACGATCGCCTTGACGGTGCGCCAGTTCGTCGCGACGCCGCCCTTGCCGGGCACGCGCGCCATTTTGTTGCGGAGGGGCGTCACGACCGGATACAGGTTCTTCGCCGGTGCCTGCAGGTCGTACGCGACCAGGTTGTTCGCGGTGGTGATCGTCTTGCCGAGGCCGTATTGGCCCTTGACCAGCTCCAGCGTTTCTTGAATCGTCTTCGCGTCCATTTCTTCGACTCCAATAAAAAAGGCCCGCGCAGTGGCGGGCCTTTCGGGGTGTGGCGGATCTCCGGCTATGCCGGCGGGTTGTGGGTGGATGGGAAACTTCTGGAGTTGATCAACCGCGGAAGACGATCACGCCGCCGTTCCGTCGGGCCTTCTTGAATTCGGTTGCCGCCTCGTCGACAGTGCCGTCGGCCTTCAGGACCGGAGCGATCTCTTCCTGCTGCTGGTCGCCAGCGGCGAAGTCGTGGCTCTTCGCGATCGCGGCGCCGACGCCGTTGATGACGCCCTTCGGGTTCGCCGGCTGCGCGCTCAGCTTCTTGACCAGCTCGGCTTGCTCGTCGAGCGACTTCTGAAGCGCGTCGCGCTCGCCGGCCAACGTCGCAACGGTCTTCGACAGCTCGACACGCTCGGCTGCGCCGGTGGCGATCTGCTCATTCGCCGCGTCAAGGTCGGCCGTCAGCTTCGTGACCGACTCGCCAGCCGCCGTCAGCTTGCTGAGCGTCTCGGCGTGCGCCGCTTTCTCGGCGTCCATGTCGCCATCCGCGTCCTTCGCGCACTTCGCGCCGAGTTCGCCCATCAGGTCGTGCGCCTTCTGGATGCGCTCCATGTCCGCGCCGCTGTTGCGCGCGCCAGCCTTCGCGAGCAGCTTCTCGAACGCCTCGTGCATGTCGGCGATGCCGGTCGCCACGGCAGCCTTGTGCAGGCTCTCGGCGGCCGCCGCACATTCGAAGAAGTAGACCCACGGCGAGTCGACGTTGCCGTCTTCGTCCGTCAGCTCGGCGACTTCCTCGGCGACCATCGCGGTCAGCAGCTCGCCGCCGCGTGCGAGCCATTCCTTCAGGTCGTCCGGCATCGTCGATCCGTCGCCTTCGGCGGCTTCCTCGCGCGCGCTCGACTGCTGCAGGGAGTGGATCGACGCGAGCAGGTTCGCCAGCGTCGACACGCTGTACATGCCCTTGTGCAGCGCGAGCCGCGCCGCCAGCGTCAGGTTTTCCGGCGAGACAATCACCGGCTTGCCGGCCTTCGTGAGCACCGGCTCGGCCCACTTGTCGGCAGCCGACGGCGGGCCGTCCTTGTCGATCTTGTCCTTCCACGCGGCGATGATTCTGTCCTTGACCGTCTTCAGCTCGTCGGCGCTGTACTCGGCCGCGTCCTTTTCCTTGTTGATGTACGACCAGGCGGCGCGGATGTGCTCTTCCGTGTCGATCGGGTACTTGCTGTTCTTCTCGTCGGCGTATTTCACGTCGCCGTACGGTTTCTTCTTGTCGTCCTTCGCCTTCCGGATCGCCTCAAGCATCTCGTCGAGAGACAGGTCACCAGCCTTCGCGAGCGCCGCGACCTCGTCCGAGAACGTGTCGGCCGTAACCGGCACCGGCGCGGCGGCCGGCTTGAACGCCTTCTGCATGACCGAGCCGTCGGCCTTCTCGATGCTGAAGAACGACGCCGTCGGCACGCACGGCAGGTCGACCAACGAGATCTCACACGGGTTGGCGGTAAAGCGGCGCGCGCTGAGCTCGGCGTCGGCCCAGCGCTTCACGTAGTCGCCGCCGATCGAGAAGCCGGTGTAGACGCCCTCGAGCACCTTGTCCCACTCGGCGTCGTCGACCACCTTCGCGCAGATGTCGATCGCCTTCTCGGCGTCGAGGAAGTCGATCGCGGTCAGCTTGCCGGCGGCGATGTTGTTGTGCATCGCGCGAAGGTTGCCGACCGACTTGCCGTCCGTCGCCTTCGCGACGTCGCCGGACCACTTCTCGAAGTACGGCTTCGAGGTGGCGTAGTCCATGATCTCGCCGGCGCGGTCGACGACTTCCTCCGTCGCGCGGCCGTACACAAGGCGCTTCTCTTCGTCGACCTTGGTCAGACGGGCAAACAGGTTGAGAGACATTGATGGCTCCAGGGAATCGGCGTGCGCCGGGGGTTACTTGGTCTTCAGGACGGCCGTGTTCGCGCAGTGGCATTTCGGATGCGCCGGCGCGCCGTTGCTGCCGTTGGAAAACGTCTCATCGAGGCCGACGATCTCGCCGTCGAGGTCCCGACAGAGGTCGCAGCAGCCCGGCGCCGCGCGCCACTGCTTTCCCTCGACGACCTCGCTCGCCTTCCAGCCGGCGATGTTCCCGGCCGTGTCAGCGAAGCCGGATTCGGTGCGCGCGATGTTCATGGCGCGCTCTTTCGAAAAGCCGGCACCGTCCTTCAGCGCGGCCGCCAGCCGGTCATTGCTCCAGCCGCCGCGCACGGCATCGGTGACGGTGCTGCGGATCAGCTCGCGCGTGCCCTGCGTGATCTGCCACTTCGCGTCCGGGTTCGGGACCAGCTTGCCGTCGGCATCCAACTTCATCCCGACCATCTCGGCCGCGCGCTCGTGCGCCCACGCGGTCGCGTGCTGCGTCATCTGGTCCTTCGTCTCGTCGCCGAACAGGTCGAGTTGCTTGAGCGCTTCAGTGCCGCCGGCAACAGCCACGCGCACGAGTTCGTCCTCGACCGGCTTCGCTAGGTCGCCCCAGTCGGTGAAGTCGACCTTGTCGAGCGCCTCGTCGGCGCGAAACTTCGGATCGTCCTCGGCCATCTTCCCGAGGCCGAGCGTGGCGGCGAGCTGCGCGGCGATCGCGCTGGCTTGCGCCTCGAGGAACGGCTCGAGGATCGCGGCTAGCGCTTCGGTACCGGCCTCGACGTGCTCGGCGTCCGGGTCAGTACCAGTCAGGGACTTTTTTTTTTCGACGACCGGATGAGCGTGCTTATCAGCAGGCTCCGGTTTGTCTTCCGGTGCAGAAGGCGCAGGCTTGTCGCTGGGAGGCGTGTCATCGGGAGGCTCCTCGCCGGGCGCGCGCGGCGCGCCGCCGGCATGCGCAGCGGCGGCGGACGCTTCCGACGCGACGCGCTGCTTCTCTTCCTGCTGCTTGTCGAAGTCGACCACGGCGACCGGGCCGGTCGGCGTGTACACCGCGTTGCCCATGCCGATCGGATCGTCACCGCGCGACTGGCGGATCTCGTCGACGCTCTTCGTCCCGTTCTTGACGTTGTAGTCGTCGATCTGCGTCGCGATCAGCGGGTCGAGCTCTTCGGCCTGGTCCCACTCGAATTCGAGGTCCTGCCAGCCGAAGTACTTCCAGACGATGTAATTGACCAGGTTGCGGATCCAGTTCATCCGCGGCAGTAGCCCTTCCTGTTTCGCCTCTTCCTTCGCGTTGTCCGCCGTCGCCCGGTTCATCTGCCGGATGAACGGCGTCGGCGCGGTCGAGAACGCGAAGCAGATCACGCGGGCCAGCCACTCGTCGTACTCGTCCTTAAGCGCGAGCGGCTTCGTGTCGTGCGGCGTGATGCCGCCCGGGATGAAACGGCCCTGCTTCTTCGTGCCACCGACGGTCAGCGAGTCCCACCACGTCTGGAACTGCTTGATCTGGTCCGGCTGCCAGCTGTCCGGCACGCCGAACAGCAGGTCGGGCACGTTGCCCTCGGTGTAGTACGACAGCTGGTTCAGCGCGCGGCGGATCGAAATGTTGACGGTCGTCAGCACCTGCTCGACCGGGCTGTACCCGTAGATCTTGTTCGTGCGCGGGTTGCGCGGCCGATAGATCAGCTCGTCGCGCGTGTAGTCGACCGCCTGGATGCCCTTCAGGATCTGCTGGTACGCCGGGTTCGGCGGCAGCGGCGTGCGGCCGTTCGGCAGGATGAAGCGCTTGATCGTCGCGCCGTCCATCGGCTCGAAACCGTACCAGTCGCTGAGCGTGCCGCTCGGCGCCACGTCGCCGCCCTTCGTCTTCAGCGGGTACAGCGTCGGAGCGTCGATGACGAACAGGTCCTCGAGCAGCATGCGCAGCCACTCGTCCCACGTGTGCTCCTTGTCCGGCATCTGGAAGAAGTCGGTGAGCTGCTTGCAGCGTTCGTCCGGCTTCTTCTTCGGGTCGCGCGGCTTGAACTTCCACTTCAGCGCCGCGAGGTTGTCCTTCTCGTTCTCGATGACGAGCCGGAGGATGTCGCAGTTGTCCGCCAGCGCGCGCAGTTGATCGAACGAAACCTGCTCGTACGTCCGCGCACGCGGGATCAGGTTGACGTTGACCGGGAAATCGAACTGGCGCCCGCGCGTCTGCGCGCCGGGGAACTCGGTCAGCGGCGGCAGACCCGGTCCCGGTGACATCCACGCAGTATTCGTGCCCTGGATCACGTAGCGCGAATCGACGACGCCGTAGTTCGGCGTTTGGCCCGTGGCGCGCCCTACCATCGCGCTATCGATGGGGGTTTCCTTGCCGCCGTCAGGCATCTCCTGCTCCTAGATGGGTTACTTGTTGCCGCTGGCGGCTTTCTTCGCTGCCTCGGCGTCGGCCGCCTGCTGCTGCATGAACGCGAACAGCCCGGTACCCGGCGCGATCTTGATCGCGTGGGCATAGACCAGCGAGTCGCCTTTGTCCGGCGATCGCTTGATCCGCTTGATGATTTCTTCCTTCGCCTCGATCTGGATGCCGCGGGCGGTCAGCTTCCAGCGCGGCGTCGTCAGGTCGGCGAGCAGTTCGGGATCCGGCGGAATCGCCAGTTCGTCGCCGCCGACCGGATCGAGCGCTTCGCGCAACTTCCAGTACCACTCGGCGCGCGCGTTGACGAATGCGAGCTGGCCGGACTTGTCGCGTGCGTCGGAGCCTTCGGCGCCGTTCATCGCGACCGCCTTCATCCCAATCTTCTCGGCGAGCACGTCATACGGCGAGGTGCCAACGCCGCCGATGTCGATGTTCACCGTTGCGTCATCGCGGCGCATGTTCATGACCAGCGTCGCGACCGCCTGCCCATTCGGCGTCGACTGCCCGGGCTCGCACACCGGCGTGTCGAAGTAGTTGTCGAAGCGCGGCGTCGCGACCGTCTTGTCCTTGCCGCCGCGTGCGACGTCAACGCCGATCGCCGTCATCGCCGTCTTCGGCTTCTCGCGCTGCTTCCAGCGCTCCTGCGCGGCCTTCACCCACGCGCTCGGGATCACCTGGAATGCGCTGTCCTCGCGGCCCGCTGCGAAGTCGCCCTTCAGCATCTTCGAGCGCAGCGGTTCGGGCAGAGCCTGCAGCTTCGCAACGTAGCCGGTGCCGGCGTAGTACGGGTTGTCCGTCACGCGGGCCGGAATGAACGTGCGCGACTGCGGTGTGTAGGTCTCCTCGCCGCGCTTTACCGGAGCCGGGCTGTCGACCTCGATGTGCTCGTCGCCGACGATGATGTACCAGCGCAGCTCGCCTGGCTTGGCCTGGTTCGGGTGGTTCGGGTCGAGCCACGGCGCGAACCATTCCAGCAGCCAGTCGCCCTCCGGATCGGTCGGCGGGTTCGAGCAGAGCAGCAGCTGGCACTTCTGGTCCTGATGCTCGGTCCGGATCCACGTCGTCAGGAACTGGACGAACGCTGCGGGGAAGTTCGCCGCCTCGTCGAAGACCAGTAGGTCGTGCGGCCGACCCTGCAGCTTCTTGAGATCCTTCTCGTGCTGCACTGAGCCAAACCGGATGAACCGGCTCTTCTTCTCGAAGTTGCAGCGCCACCAGCCCTTTTCGTTGTAGCTGCCGTGCGCGCTAAACATTTCCTTCGAACGCTCGACCATGCCCTCGAGCTGCGGGAACTCCCGGCGCAGGATCAGCGACCGCCGGTGCTTCGTCAGCGCCTTCCCCAGCGCGAGGTCGGATTTACCGCCGCCCGCCGCGCCGCCGTATAGGATCAGGTCGGCATCACACTCATACGCTTGGCTCTGCGGGCCCGGCAGCGGAATCCACTTCTGGCTCTGCAACAGAAGCCTGTCCAGCTCGTCGCGCTCTTGCTGCGTCAAGTAGGGCAGTAATTCGGCTAGCTCGTTCGGCGTCGGAGAGTTCATGGGTTTCGATAGGGCCGCCGTTGCGGCCGGTGATCTCCGTCTTCGTCACATCGCGCCACTTCTCGGGCTGCCGGTTCTTCAGCCAGAAGATCGCGGCCGTCGTATCCGGCGCGTAGTGCTTCCGGATCTTCGTCTTTCGCAGCTTGCCGCCGATCACCCGCAGGTCGAGGTCGTCGTGCTCGTAGCCTTTCGCTCGGTTGAAGAGGCTGTCCGCGATCTCAGCGTCCGCGAGCGACTTGCCGCTTTTTATGGACTGTAAAAACTCCGGATGCTGACGCTTCCAGTTGTTCAGCGTCTTCTCGGCCACCCCGAAGAAGTCGGACAGTTCGGAGTCGGTCGCACCGAGCTTCGTCAGCTTCGCGGCCTGCTCGGCGTACTCCGGGCGATACGAGCTGGGACGACCGCCTTTCGGCTTCGTCGCTGGTTTGGTTGGAGTACCCATGGCATGAGGAAGAACGTTTCTCTCAGCCCGCGGGCGGCGAGCATGATCTACCGGCGGCCCGCTGGGCGTGGAAAACAAAAAGCCCGCGACCGGTTTCCCGGTGCGGGCGAACTCTGGTCCGAAGACCTGAGAGGAGACACGGTGAGATTCGCTCTCTGCATGGGGCCCCGGATTCGAACCGGGACTGCACGGTTTTGGAGACCGGCCGGCTACCGTTGCCACAGCCCCAAGCAGAAAGCGCCCGTATCGCAGGGCCAGCGCGGTCACTCTTTCCAGAGGTGCCCGTTCCTAATTCGTGAGACGGTCACACGAGAAACGTTGAAGCGTTTCGCGATTTCAGTATTGGGGCCGACAGCAGTGCGTATTTCGCGCACCCTATTCCAGTCCAACTTGGCTGCCCAATGCCTTTCTCCGATCGGCGGCACGCCGCTGCCGCCAAATTTATGCCGTCCCATCGCGACCGTATCCCGATTGTTCTCGGTAACGGTCCCACTGTATAAATGGTGCGGATTCACGCACAAAGAGACGCCGCATCGGTGGCAAGCAAGCTTGCCGGCCTGGACGGTGCCGCCCTCCTGTTGGAGCAGGAGACGATGAACACGGACGGGTTTCCCATCCAGCCGCACGACAGCATATTCAGGGGCATTCGGACGAGCCTTTGTCGTCCACCCCATCCAGATCCAGCAACCGGTCTCGGTAATTCTTTCGATGTTGCCTTCAATGTCCATGCTAGATCCTCGACTTGAGCGGTCATCGTCCGCAGATGACCAGAGCGGCACGCTATGGGCGCTGCACCCGGGATGCCCTTCCCGGCAGTGTGTTGAGGCGTTCGTCTCGTCGGTGCCTTCACCTGGTTAGCGAGGGTGGGTGCTCCTCAACCATCGGGCCAGTCTGAACCCATGCGGACCGTCGCGCCGCTCCTGCGTGGTCCTACAGCAGCCCCTTCAGCTCGTCGACGAGCGCCTTTGCGTCGTCGGACAGCGGCAGGCTCGGCGCGCCGGCGATCGCGCGCTTCAGCGCGTCGATGTGCTGGTGCAGCCACGCCATCAGGTTGTGCTCGTCGGTCTGGCCGGCGTCGAACGCGCGGCGACCGAGCTGCTCGACGCGGGGCAGCAGTGGCACGGCGACCACGGTGGCCGTATCAGCGAGCAGTGTGACCTCGCCACTGGCGATCTGTTCGCCGGCCGGTACGGCATCGGTACTCAACAGCTCATTCAATGCTGGCGCGCCATCAGCGCCAGCGGCTGCGCCGGTCGTACCATCCGTCAGCGCGCTCGCGGTCGCGGCGGATTGCGTCCAGCCGGCATCCGCCGCCGCAGGCGCAGCCGAACCGAACTCCCCCACCGGAGCGGCGCCAGCGTCCGTCGGGGAGGTGGGTTCCGTCGACGCCAACGCGGCATCTGCCGTTGCGCCGCCACCAGCATTCGTTACGCCATCGGCGCCTTGCGTTGCATCCAGATCCGACATGATGTCTCCCGTCGTGGAATGAAAAAGCCCGCGGACGTGCGTCGCGCGGGCTTTCTTGGCTGTCAATGATCCTACGATGACGGATACTATACACCTGTCCGCCACATTTTCCTAATTATTTCGGCGCAAATCCTTGATACGTAACGGTTTGCAGTTTTTTTCAGGCGATCACCTCTTCGTCGGGCGCGCACACCAGCTCGTCTCGCACGAACATCGGCGTCAGCATGTCGTACGCTCGGTTCTCCAGTTGCCGCATGTGCAGGCGAATCTGCTGCGCCGCTCGCTCCAGTGTGCGCACCGGCACTCCGGTCTCGGCCGCGATGTACTTGAACGTCTTCTCCGGGTCGCGCTCGTCCTTTGGCAGAGACTGCTCGGCGACCAAGTAGCGCACCGCGTTTAGGTTCGTGAGATTCAGCGTCGCGCGCAGCTTCTTCGACGTCCAGATGACACCCTCCTTGCGCTGCGTGCCGCGCGCGTATCGCACCCAGATCGCGTGGCGCTCGGCAGGCGGCAGCTGGTGCACCACGGCCGCGGTGATCATCGCGCACTGACCGCGCACCTCCAACGGCGACAGGCCGGCGAAGTTCACGGTGCCGTCGGCGTTGCCGTACAGGTAGTCGAGGAACGCGGCTTGGCGCTTGTTCAGCGTGCCGAGCGACTCGATGATCCGGATCAGCGTCAGCCGGAGGCCGTTCTTTTCGCGGACGGGCTCCGACATCACTAGGTAGGCGACGTGTAAAGCCTGCTGGGTTGAGCGGAAGATGGCGTCCATGATGGCTCTATTTTGGTTTGGCGTTGCATTGAATAACAATTGGCCGAACAGCGTATCTGTCGCATCGGCGGCTGTCCTCAATACACTCGATGGTCGGCGCGCACGAATATCACATGCCACTTCCGGACCACCGAATGGAGATTTCAGCAAGTTTCGACAGCCAGCACACGTGCGCGCCATCGCTCGTTTATCGCCTTCCTCTCGGCGCGCATATACGTCCTGCGGATCACGGTAGGTCCAGCGTTCGCCTTCGTCCTGCCGTCGCCGCGTCACGCGTCCTCCTCTCCGGTTATGCCAAGGAACCGGTAGTCGACGCCGCGCCCCGGCTCGTCGTGGCTGGCCGCGCGCCATTCGGCGGCAAACTGATGTACCCACGGCCCAGTAGCTGGAGGTATCACCAACTTCGGTTCCGGAGTAGGCAGAGGCGTCCAACGCGGGGTGCTAATCGCCCGCATGTTGCGCATCCGCTCCCGGGCCTGGTCAATGCGGCCACCCTCGACGCCCTTCGCGAACCCGGCGAGGTAGTCCAGCGCGTGCGCCACCTCCGGGAACTCGGCGAACCAGCGGCGCGCCTCGACGCACTCCACGCGCCAACGGTCCAGCTCTTCAAGCTCGCGCCGCGCGACCAGTCGTTTCAGCCATTCGAACATGTCGTCTCTCCCCTCAATCCCATTCGACGCCGCGCTGCGCGGCCCACGCCTGCGTCCGCGTGATCAGGTCCGCGTACTCGCCGATTGTGATCTTCCCGCGCGCGGTCGAACGGCGCGTGCGGCGGATCTTCCCGCCTTCGCTCACCGTTTCGGCCATGCCGAGGAATTCGAGCACCAGCTTCTCGTGCCAGTACGTCGCCGGCTGCAGCTCTCCGTCGTCGTCCGGCACTTCCTCGGCGATCCGCGGCAGCACCACGCCGTGCCAGAACGCGCGCTGCGAGTCGAGCGCGTCGTGGTCCGGGCTCGTGACGATCACCATCAGCGGCTTGCCGCGGTCGATGAACGACTGCGCGTGCGCCTTCACCACCTGCACGACGGACGCCCAGACCATCGGCGAGCGCAGCATGAACGCGTGAAAGAGTCGGTCAGACATCGTCATCCCTCCAGTCCGGCGGAAGGCCGCGCACCAGCCGCGCGCGCGCCGCCGCCTGCATCGCCTCGATCGTCGCCTGCGCGCCGAAGCTGCGCGGCGCGGCCGGCAACTCCTCCGGCTCCGGATCGTTTTCCGGTTCCTCGGGCAGCGCGCGGCCGGTGCGCCGCAGGATTGCGATCGCCTTCGGGAGCGCCTCCGACGACCGCATCGACGCCGCGCGGCGGTACAGCGCCTGGCGCTTCGGGTAGCCAAGGTTGTCGGGCAGCTTCGAGAACGCGCAGCCGATGGTCATCGAGTGCAAGATCGCGTCGAGGCAGATTCGGTCGCTGAAGCGCGACGGCGCGCCGCGCTGGTACACGTACGTGCTGAACAGCGGCTCGACCGCCTTCCATTCGGCGTCCGTCAGCGGCTTGTATGCGGCAGCTACCGTACTCATCGCGCCACCTCGATGAGGAACGGCTCGCGCACGCCGGCGGAAAACCGCTGCGCAGCGCAGAGCGCTGTGCGCACGCGCTGTTCCGGTTCCATGCCGCTCGTGCTGTAAAGCGAACCAAGCGCAAATTCCTGACCGCAGCCGCAAGCGTCGAAGTTGGTCGCGCTTTCACCGATCTGATAGTCACTTTCGACGCGGAAGACGCGCCCGCGGTACGCGCACAGGAACGTGCCGGCTTCCTCTCGCTCGTTCTCGCGAAGCGCGAAGCCGCCCTTTTTCAGGCATTCGCGCACCGCGTCGACGAACGTCGTGCACATGAAGGCAAATGTGTCGACGCCCTCGCGGTGATCCGGAACCGACAAGCTATGCCCGAGCAACTGGCCCATGCGGTAGGAAGTCGTGAAGCCGATCAAGAACGGCCCGACGCGATAGATCTTCGGATCCAGACGGTCCCATACCGTCCAGCCGCCGACACCAGCCGAATCGGCGCCCATGTAGATGCCCGTCTCATGTTTGACGGCCACGATGCAGGTCATGACGCCTCCTTTGGAGTGGCTCGGAAATACGCGACGTGCAGCCCGTCGCACGATTCCGCAGTCGTCCAATCGAAGCCGTGCACCTCGCCGAGCGCGGTCCAGAAGGCTTCGGCACCTTCGAACCTGTTCCAGCAGACCTCGCCACCGCGCTGGACCACCAGCAGCGCGGGCGGGTTGCACTGCTGCGTGAAGATCTCGTATTCCAGTGGCGACATCATGTACAGGCGTTTCGTCATTTCGTGACCTCGATGAGACCGCGCTCGATCAGCGCGATATGGGTTGCTGCGATCCATTCGAATGCGAGCTGGCGACGCTCGTCGCGGGTGTAGTGCGCACCTTGGTCGTAATCGCGGTGGCAGTCGGGACAGAGCGGGAACAGCGCGGCATCGCTCGCCTTCATCGACATGCCTTTGCCGTGCTCCGGCAGGTTCGAGTGCGCAGCCTGAGATGGGCCAGGTTTGCCGCAGCATGCGCACGGCAGCGATGCGACAGCGCGCCGATACCGCTCCGACCGGAAGGTGAGCGTTTTCGGGATTCCGACACCGATGAGGCGTGCTACCACGGCCACTCCTTCGGCGCGTCAGCGACCGGCAGGAACTCGCGTACGAGGAAGTGCCCGAAGCCGAACGGGATCCGCCACTCGCGCGCGACCAGCACGTCGCTGCGCGATTCCTCGTAGTACTGGGGCAGCGCGAACAGGCCGTCCGCGAGCAGCACCGCCTGCTGCGGCTGCAGCGCAGGGCCGCCCTGCTTCGTGTAGACGCCGTCGGCGCCCAGTTGAATCACAAATCCGCTCACGCTCCCTCCCCGCGCGCCGCCGCGCAGCGCTGACACACTTCGAATTTGCCGCGCTCGAGCAGCCCGGCCGGCCCGACCTCGAATCGGGTGTGACCGCACGCCGTCGTGACCGGCGTGATCAAAGTGGGTATTCCGTCGATCGATACCGCGCGCGGCGCTTCACGCCGGAACCAGTGCGCGCGGCGGCCGAACGCGGCGAGAACCGCATATCCTTCGCGCCACTGCAGCGCGACCGGCTGCCCGGCAGGTACGTCGGCGATGCGGCCGTTGAGGATGAGGCGTTCCATCAGGCCGCCTCTTCAACATTGTCCGTCACGTCCATGGGCTGGCAGTACACACGACCGGCCCCGATGTCTGGCACCTTGACCAACCCGCGCGCCGCCGCGAACGGATCGCTGCACACCTTCCGACGCGCGCGGTAGCGCCGTGACTTCTCGGTGCCCGTCAGGCGCGCCGGCTCCGGCGCGTTTCGCCCGGGACCTGCGATGAACATCGGGACGGGCTTTCCGCCTGCGGCACGCCTGATCCACTTCAGGATGTGGAACGGCGCCGAAGGGCCAGCGACTTTCTTGTTGGCGTACTTGCAGACGCCCGCCCGCGACAAGCCTGTTCGCGCGATCAATTCGGGCGCCGTCCCGGGGCCGTTCTTCAGTTCTTCCGCGATCCGGTCCAGCACATATCCGGGCACGCCGCGGGCCGAATGCGGGCGCGGGCCGAACTTCAGCTTCTTCTTCGCGTGGGAAACGACCTGCTCGTACGTCCGATCGCCGAACAGGTGCAAGTGCTGCTTCAGGTTCCCCTCGGCGAACCAGTACTTCCGCAGCAGCTCTTCTTGCTCCGCAGTCCACTTCATCACGCGCCCTCCTGCTTCAGCCCGACGTGCAGAATCGCCAGCGCGTCGGCCGTGTCGTCTTCGTCCGCACCGACCTTGAAGCCGCGCTCGCGCGCGGTCGCGATCATCGCGTCCTTGTTCGCGTTGCCGCGGCCGGTCCACGCCTTCTTCACGGTGCCGACCGACACCGGCACCAGGCGCACGCGCTGCACGTCGCACCACGCCTCGAGGTGCGCGACGAAGCCGCCATAAACGTGTGCTGCGATGACGTTCGGGCGCTCGCGCGGGCCGTGCGCGCTAACGTGCTCGTAGTAGATGGCGTGGATCTCGCCGGCGGCCGCGTAGTGGTTGCCGAGCATCGCGCGGAAGCGCAACCAGCGTTGACCGGGGCCTTCCTTCGCGCGCGCCGACAGGTTCTTCGTGCCGTACGTCAGCACGCCGCCACGTGAAAGAGCCCACCCACAGTGCGTGCCGAGATCGAGGCCGAGGATGTTGATCCCCCGGAACGGCGGCGCGACAACCGGCGCATCAAACTCGGTAGTGATGTCGTTCATGCGACGTGTCTCCACGATCTTCTGGTTGCTATGTCATCGATGGTCGCGCGGCCGACGGCGAATCGATGCGCCAGCGCGCGACGCGCCGTACCGCGCGCCAGCTCGGCCCAAATGGTTCGAACGGCCGCATCGTTCAACTTCGCGCTCGGCTTCGCGACGCCCTGGATGTGCGTTCCGTGCTCGACGCGATCTGCCGAGTTGCCGGCGCGTGTATCCCAGCGGAGGTTCGTAGGCACGTTGTTCGTTCCGCAGTTGTCGCCGTGTGCCACTTCCTTGAGTGGATCGTCGGGGACACCATGAAACGCGAGCGCGACGAGCCGGTGGACCCATTCGGTCCGGGCCTTCGCGTTACGCGACAGAGAGACCTTCAGATATCCGCAGGTGTGGCGGGGAGTGAGGATCTTCCCGGCACGCGTGCCGCGCGCGGGCAGTACGCGGCGCACTCGCCCATGCGATGAAGCCTCGTATTCCGGCCAGCCCGGGATCGTCTTCCAGATCTCAGTCATCGTTGAAGCCCCTCGACTTGGCCGGTGCCGTCCGCGGCGTCGGCACGTACCCCATCGCGAGGTCGCCGAACTTCGCCTGCTCGTGCACGAACGACGCGTACGCCGTGCCGAGCGCGCCGTTTCGTTGCTTCGCGATGATGATTTCCGCGACGCCCGGGTCCGGCGTGTTCTCGTGGTAGACCTCATCGCGGTACAGGAACAGGATCGTGTCGGCATCCTGCTCGATCGCGCCGGAGTCGCGAAGGTCGGCCATGATCGGCCGCTTATTCGGGCGCTGCTCGAGCGCGCGGTTCAGCTGCGACAGCGCGATCACCGGGATGTCGAGCTGCTTCGCGAGCGCCTTCAGGCCGGCCGAGTAGCTGGCGATGCGCAGGTCGTGGCGCTCGTCCGGGCCGCCGGTCATGAGCTGCAGGTAGTCGACGACGAGCAGCTTCAGCCCGTGCTTCCGCTTCACGGCGCGCGCGCGGCTCGCGATGTCGGCGAGGGTCATCTGCGACATTTCGTCGACGAGCAGCGGAAGCTCGGCCAGCCGGCCAACGACTTGTGTCAGCTTCGGCCAGTCGGAATCGGTGAACTGCGATCCGTTGCGCACGCGGTGCAGCGCGATGTCGCCCTGCCGCGCGATCGCGCGCTGGGTCAGCTGCGCGCCTGGCATTTCCAGCGAGTCGATCAGCGCCGGGCCAAAGTTGGCGGCGACGTGCTCAGCGATCGCCATCGCCATCGCGGTCTTGCCCATCGATGGGCGCCCGGCCAGGATGATCAAGTCGCCGCCGCGCATGCCACCGCCAAGCTTGTAGTCGAGGTCGGACAGGCCGGTCGACGTCGCGGTCGGCGTGTTGCCGTGGTACTCGCTGTCGATCGTCTGGACGACTGGCGTCAGGTACTCGCCGATGAACTTCGGGCCGTCCGTGCGGCCATCGGCCAGCGGCTCGAACTTCGATTGCGCAATCGCGACCAGTTCGTCGGCACTGCGCCCCATAGGATTCGCCACCTCGGCACCGATCTCGTCGACGGCCGACAGCAACTGCCGAAGCTTCGCGCGCTCTATCACGATCTCGGCGTAGCGGCGGATGTTCGCCGCACCCGGCGTGCTCTGCACGACCGAATTCAGGTACGGCAAGCCGCCGGTCCGATCGAGCGTCCCGTCGACGGACAGCCGATCAAACACGGTAACTACATCGGCCGTGCGGCCGCTGATGACCAACTTGCTGATCGCCTCGAAGATGATCCGGTGCTCGTACCGGAAGAAGTCGCTGGCGCGCAGTTCGCCGATCCGGTCGATCGCGTCGTTGTCGATCATCAGCGCGCCGAGCACCGACTGCTCGGCCTCGATGCTTTGCGGCACGGCGCGCACGCCGTCCTCGAAGTATTGGTCGGTAGCGTTCATGCTGCATCCTCGACCGTATCGAACAGAGACGGCATCGAGTACTGGCGCTCGGCCGCGCGCAGGTAGTGCACTTGGTCCATGAAGTAGGTCGAGTTGAGCTCGGATCCGCCGCCGCGGCGCCCCTTCAGGATCGCGCGATACGGCACGGTGCCGAGCCCGCAGAACGGGTCATACACCAGTTCGTCTGGATTGCTGTAGCGCTCGATGAGGCGGTCGACGATATCGAACTGCAACGGGCAGACGTGCTTCTCGACCGCGCGCTTCGCCTGCTCGCCATTGAGCGTCAGCATGCGCGTGACGTCGTGCCAAATATCCGGGTGGTGCGAACCTGGCGCGAGGCTCATGAACGTCGACGGCAGCGCGCCGCGGGCTTGAAGCTCTTCGCCGATCTTGACGTGGAACTCGTAGTCGTACACGTTCTCGAGCGTGTACTTCGTGAAAAGGCTCGCGAGCTGATCCGGACCGAGAGCTGCGAGCTCTTCGGCGGTCAGCAGCCGGTCGCCGCTTGAGCGCCAGAAGGCATGTGCGTCGATCTGCCAGCGCGCCAGGCTGTATTCGTCCTTCGACTTGCGAATCGGCACATCGGCATACCCCTTCGAACGGTCAGTCTGCGGCTTGTGGAATAGCAGCACGTATTCCGGAGACCCGACGGCCATCTTCGAGCCGTCCTTGCACATCTCGGTGTACCCGAGGCGGTACGTCTGGTTGTTCTCGCGCACGACGTCGGTGTTGATGGTGATCATTCCGCAGTAGTCGAAGCCGTGCTTCCGCCCGTGGAAGAGTGCCTCGGCATGGAACGGGCTCACGGTCGGAATGCCGGCGCCGGTCACATTGCCGAACAGGATCCGGTCCTTCACATGGCACGCGTAGATGCGGCCCGGCTTCAGGATGCGCAGCAGTTGCGGCGTCAGGAAGTCCATCTGCTGCCAGAAGTGATCGTTGTCTTCGGTGTGGCCGAAGTCGTTGTAGCTCGGCGAATACTCGTAGTGGTTCGCAAACGGGATCGATGTGACGATCAGATCGACGTGATTGTCCGGCAACTGGCGCGCCTCTTCGACGCAGTCGTTGTTCGCAACGGCGAAGCGATCGCCGGTTACCTCGATGCGCTCCACGCCGATCGACCGCGCGAGCGTCTCCTGCATCGCAAGCTGGTTGAGTCCGTACTTACGAATGATCTCGGTCATCTTCTGCACCATTTGTTCGTGCTGCGCCCATTTCTGCTGCAGCGTGCGCAGCACCTCGCGCTCGGCCTCGCTGTACACGATGTCGATACGCACGCGGTGCGGCTGCTGAAATCGTTGAACGCGGTGGATTGCCTGGATGAAATCATTGAACTTGAAGCCGATGCCGGCGAAGATCTCGCGGTGGCAGTGACGCTGGAAGTTGCAGCCCGAGCCGGCGATGACCGGCTTCGTCGAAAGGAGGCGATACGCGCCGTGGCCGAAGTCGACGATGCGCTGCTCCCGCTCGTCGAGATCCTGCGTTCCCCACACGCTCACTGCATCCGGTAGAGCATCCTGGATCGCATGGCGCTCCGTCTCGAGGTCGTGCCAGATGACGAAGTGGTCGGCCGGATCGGCGTCGACGATCTCCTGCACCTTCGCGACGCGCGCCGGGAGGCTGTCGCGCTTCTCGGCCGCCGCCGCGCTTAGGCCGAGCGCCGGATCCTGGAACATCAGCACCTGACCGTCGCGGTCGGTGCCAGCCTTTGCGTAGTCTGTCGGCACCTCGTGGTATCGCACGTCGAGTTCGGGCAGCGCGTACCCGTCGTCGCTGTAGCCAAGGTCGCTCGGGCGCTGGAAGAATACCGCCCAGCTCGCAACCCAAAGCCAGAATTCCTCTTCCTTGTGCGGGTACAGCGTCAGGTTCCCGGCCTTCTCGCTGTCGCGCTGGAAGAAGCGTGTGAGCGCCTGGCCGCTGTCCATCACGCCGAGGAACGCCGCATAGTGGATCAGCTCCTTGAAGCGGTTCGGGCTCGGCGTAGCGGTGTTGACGAATTTGAACTCGACGCCATCGAATAGCGGCAGGAACTCCTGAAAAGTCTTGCTTCCGAAGCTACGCAGGATGCTCGCTTCGTCCAAACTCGCCGCACCGAATAGGCTAGGCGTGATCTTTCCCTCGCGGACCGACTCGTAGTTCGTCAGGTATATCTCGCGCTCGTCGCCAATCTCGCTATCGTTTCGGATGAAACGTACGCGCACCGCATGTTCCCCGGCAAAGTGTTCGGCGGCCTGCCCGATGAACTCGTGGCGCACGCCGAGCGGCATCACGATCGCGCACAAGCACGTGCGACGCGCCCCGATGAGGCGCATCAACTCGATTTGCGTCGCGGTCTTGTGCAGCCCGAACGAGGCAAACACGGCTCGCCGCCCGCCCTTCAGCGCCCAGCGCACGATGTCGCGTGTGTGGGGCTTCAGAACCGGATTGAGGTCACCCGGCTCGACGTCGAAACCGTCGAAGCTCGCCATCCGGATCTTGCGACGCAGGAAGTCGATATAGGTGTCGGCGTTCATGCTGCGTCCCGGTGATATTTGTTTTCGAGGCATTTCGCGAAGGCCTCGGGAGACATGAGGAAATCGATGTCGGCAATGAACGGCGGTTTGCCCGGCTGGGCCTTCGCCTTCCCGGTCAGGAACTCCGACTGCGCGCAGACCGTGAAGAACGCGCGCCACGCGTTCAGGCCCGCCTCGACGGTCGAATAGCCGAATGGCTTGCAGTCCAGCTTCGAAGCCTCGCGCCAGCGCGCCGCGATCGCGCGCTTCCGCTTGTCGTTCAGCACCTTGACGCGCGGGTTGTCGGGCATGTGGTGGTGGTAGGCGGCGACGATGCGCTCGACCGGGCACATCAGGCGGACAGCGCCAGCGCTGTCGCCGCCGTCATCGACCTCGTCACCCAGCAGGTCAGCAGCAGCCGGGCCGCTCGCGCCGGTTTCGTCACCTTCGCCACGTCCGTCGCCAGTCGGGTCGACAGGCGGTGCGCCAGCGCCGCTGTCGACAGAGGCGTTAGCCTCTTCATTCCCTTCCTTTCCCTTCCCTTCCTTTCCCTTCCCCTGAGCACGCGTGTCTGACGCGTCATCGACGCGTGGATCACGCGTGGGGGCACGCGTCGAAATGCCCGTCAGATCAAGGTTTGCGGGGGGCGCCGGTAGGTCAGACGGCGTTTCCCGGTTGTTGATGACCTGGTGCTTCTTGAACGTCGGTATAAGGCCGATTTCCTCCCTCGATTCGCTCGCGTACTTCACGAGAAATCCACGCGTGATCAACGCGTCAAGCACGCGTGAAAAGTCGACTTGGTCGTGAGGGAGAACGGCCAGTTTCAGCGTGCGCGGGCGCCATTTGAACCGACCTTCGCGATCAGCGCATGTGAACAGGCCGACGAACGCGATGCGCAGCGGCAGGCCCGTCTCCTGCTCGGCCTCGAACAGATCCTCGTGCGTGAAGAGCTCGGGCTTCACGGTTCTAATTCGCCCCATTGCTGCCATCCTGACTGCGAGAGGTGACGTGGGCGCGCAGCTGCACGAGCGCGTCGCCAGCCATCCAGCGGGCCGCGTCGAGCGTCGTTGCTGCGCAAATTCGATAAAGGAGTTCCGATACCTCGGCGAGCCGCGGGTCGGTGATCGGGTAGCCGTCGCGCGTGAACTTCAGCTCGTCGACGCGACGCGCGAGCGCGCGCTCGGTCGGGGTCTGGGCTTTCATGGCTCTACCTCACCCACGCGTACAGGAGGCCGAACACCAGCGCGATGGAAACGGCGACCAACTGGTCGATGTACATGTCGATCATGCTGACCTCTTCACTGAACGCATCGCCACCGTCTGCCCCTGCAACCGATCCAGCGCCGCGGTGGCTTTGGTGAGAACGTCGGCCGCGCACCGAATCGTCTCGACGAGCTTCACGGCGTCGTCTTCCGGGCACTTCCGGTCCGGGCGCGCGTGCATCGTCTCGTCGCACACGTAGAACAGGGGCTCGAAGCTGCCGCAGAACCTCATCAGCGCGATGACTTGGCTGAAGCGGAAATGCTCGTCGCCCTTCGGGTTCAAACAGGTCTTCAGCTTCGCGTATGCGCTCTCGGGTTTCATGTCAGGCCAGAGGAAGGAGGCAACTTCCTTGATCGTCTTCCCGCTGTTCGAGACCATGAGCTGAAGCGCCTCATGTTCGTCTTCGTAGAACAATTTCGTCTGCATCCATGTAGCGCTGACGCGCCCCCGGCTTGGTTCTCAGGCTGCCGCTCCCCGTCTCCCCCCTCTCGCCCCCATATCGTTAGGGGTTCATAGGGTTTCTCGTTGCGGCCCAAAAAGTGGACCCTGCGGTCCATGAACTACTTGCAGGAAGTCGAATGACAGTCGACCTCTCAGCCCCCGGTGTTTCTGTGAACCGCCCGCAAGTTGCGGACGGTTCAGGCCCTCATCTATTCGTGGTTCGCGAATTCGCCGTGATAGCGCTTCGCCCCTTCTGCGTATGCCTGCTTTGCCGCGTCCAACGTCCCATAAGAGCCGAGACGAATTCGCGATCCGTTCGCATAAATCTCGACGTAATACCGTCCTCTCCGCTGGTCAAAATGAACGCCTTTCACCCCCAACTTGTTCTGGGGAAGTACGGGCCGGTTCATCATGTTTTGGGAGTGCGTACACCGCCGAATGTTGTTGCGACGGCAATTGAGGGGATCACGGTCGCGGTGGTCGACGAGCTCTCCACGCTTCGCGTCCAAGATGAATCGATGAAGGTAGACAACCTTCCCGTCGATCTTGGCTTCAGCGTAGAAATAGACCTGACCGGTGCTCGACGTGATCTTGGCGGCGCGCCATTTGCGGCACGACACGCGCTCAAGATCGCTCTCGTCGATCCACGCGACCAACCCATGCTCGGCCGCGTGCTTACCGGTCAACTTGATCGCCACTGCACCCACCGCTATCTCCCATTTATTGCCCCCGCAAACGACGTAAAAAAGCCCAGCCCTAGAGCTGGGCGAACCAACGCGCACGGGGTTTGCGCGAGGAGACCACTGGTATTCGCAGCGCTCGCGCGCCGCGGAGAAGCTTTATTCAGTTCAACCCACGGTACCGCCCGTTACTGGCTGCACGTCGTCTTCGGACTCGGGATTAGCGTCGAGCGGCGGGAATCCGACGAGATCGTCGCGACTCTCACCGGTCAGGCGCGCCAGCTTCGTGCAGTGCTGCGGCGGAACGCGGCCGGAAGCACGCCATTGCTGGATCACCTGGTAGCCCGAGAGGTCGAGCTGCCGGGCCATGTCCGAAAGCGACTTAAAGCTCGCGATTGCGCGCTCAAGAGCTTCGTTGCGAGGGGGCGATTTGGTCGGGTTCATGGAAACCCATCTTATACTAGTTTTTCTAGCAATGCTAGGTGATCTTGTGTTGGCACAAGTAAACCTTGCGACTAGTATTCGCGCCATGACAATCCATCAAAGAATCAAGGAACTGCGCGAGAACCTAGGGTTATCCATGGAAGCCCTCGCGACGATCGTCGGGGTCACATGGCAAACCGTTCAGCAGTGGGAAAACGGTAAGACAGCCCCCAGCCGCAAGCGCATTTCCGACGTTGCTAGTGCGTTGAACACAACGCAGGAATATCTTTTGTTCGGCGATTTGCCGAACCAGGGAAAAGAACAGACTGGCCAACAAGGATCATCAGACGTTAGGGGAAGCCCTGAGGGTGCCCATGCAGCAGTTCCGTTGCGTTACTCTGTTGGTTCCAAGAACTTCCGGCGCGTCTACGTGGTCGGGCGCGCGCAGGGAGGTCTCCCTGAGAGAATATGGACGGACGGGGACTATCCAGTGGGCACCACCGACGATTACGCAGAGATTGCTACAACCGATCCGTATGCCTTTTTGATCCCAGTCGTTGGAACCTCCATGGTTCCGCGCTTCAATCCGGGCGAGTTCGCGTTGGTCGAGCCTGGCACCGAGCCGGAACTTGAAGATGACGTGCTCGTGCGTCTCGCAACTGGCGAGACCATGATCAAGCAATTGAAATCCCGCCGGGGCGGCGTTCAATTGGGCTCATATAACGAGACTGGGCTGATGCTATATCAGCCTGAAGACATCACGTGGATGTATTACATCGCGCATCCCGTCCCAGCGAGAAAAATCAAGATTCGGATGTAGACGCTACGCAGCGAGGTGACCATGAGAATGACGTTGCTTTACGCCTTTCCAGCCGCACTCCTGGCACTCGCCGCCCCAGTCTTCGGACAATCTACCTACCGGGCGCCATTCGATTTCCATGGTATTCAGCTCGGCTCGACAATGGCGCAATTCGCCGCCGCCTCTCCGCCGGAATTCAGCAACGGTTCTACACGGCATGCACACGACGCTGAGCCTGTCTGCAGCGATAACGGTAAATCGCTCCCGCACGGCATCCATATCGACCAAGTCGACGTGCAGCATAAAGGAGGCGTATGCGGGTGGGGGTTCGATCTTCTGGATAACGGTGATCTTTACTCAGCGACCTTTCGCGTTGGCGACTCAACAGGAATTGGTGATTTCCGTTATATCGCTATGCCCGGTGACAATCAGGCGATGCTGTACCACATACATATTCAGGTGCAGAACGACGAGATTTCCAGCGTCATCAGTGGCTTGACCGCAAAATTTGGACCGCCATCAGAAAGACGGACTGAGCCTTGGCAGAACAAAGTCGGTGGGCGATTCGATAATACGGTTCTCGTCTGGAAGAATGGCACAAGCCAGATTGTCGTCCGACAGCTCGCGCTTTCCGTCGATGAAGGCTCAATCGACTACATCCTGACGGACCATTACATCTACAAGAACTCCCTCAAGCAGGTCACAGATCAAGTACGCGACGCCGGAAATATGTAAAGGAGCCGCATCGTGTGGAACGGCTTACGTGCATGGATAAAACGTGCCTGCGGCATTTCTACCGAACAGCAGACGGCCACTCCAGAGATTCAGGTGTCCACGCCTCTGAGTCCAGACGCGCCTGCAGTTCCCTATTGGCAGCGAATCGACCTTCGCGAAGAGCTGCAGTATCCCGACCGCCCGACCTTTTTGGACGAGCTAACACAGGTCGAATTCGAACAAATACTCCCGCTTGCTATCCGATCTTTCCAGGGACATGTGCCACGAGTCGCAGAATATCGGCACATAGAGCTGAGTTCAGGCCTCGACACCGAGGTCGCGATACGGATGCTCAGCTTCCATATGTACTCGATACAGAACCTTCAAGGCTGGAACTCCTCGGGCGTTGTCGAAGAGGTAGAGATCCGTTCCGCGCCTGAGGCATGCGATTTTTGCCGAAAGCACCCGTCCGGGCCTTATGGATTCGATGAAGTCCCTGAGGTTCCGTTGAGCGGCTGCACGCACAAACTGGGGTGTCGCTGCACCCTCCTACCCAAGATCTGAGTCTTCCTCAGTGACCTCTTAAATGGCCGCCACGAGCGGCCATTTTTTCGTCCGCGCCTTCCCCAACACCACAAGAAAAAGTCACGTCTTCCCGTGCTAGTTTTACTTGTATTGCTAGATTCTCTTGTGTATAGTGATTTCAACGACGGGCCGCAGCGCCCTCAGAAACAGCAGGAGCCAGCCATGAAGCACATCGCAACCGTCATGTTCGTTCTCGCCATCGCCGCGGTTATTGGCAGCGTCGTGAACCGCGAGCTGCACTTCGTGGCTGACCAGATTCACGCGGCGCTTGTCGTCGCACCTACGCGCTGACCACCCGCTCCCGCTACAGGAGAAAGACGATGGAAAAGCTCTACAGCGAATGGTTCTGGTCCGAGGCCTCGGCACGTGGCGCGGCAGTGCGCGCAGCGAAGAAGGTCGGCGGCGTCGCTCGCTGGCGGTACGCGATGCGCGCGGACGGCCAGCACGATTGGATCGCCGAAGTTTTCGGCGCCTGAACAACCGCTCCCGCTACAGGAAAAACCATGACAACCGACGTGAATAACTTCGACCCGCGCTTCGCCGTCACGCTTGCGGCGCTCCGCAAAGCCGGCGCGTGCTACGAGGGCTACAACAAGCTGGTTCGCTCGATCCAGGGCAAAGCGTTCAGCGCGGAAGACGCGGATCGCAACAGCTACATCCCCTTCAAGCACGACGCCGAAATTCCGTTGCTCGACATCCTCAAGAGCAACGGGCTCGACGATGCGCTATGGACGCTACGCTGCATATCGGGTGCCGACCGCGATCTGCGCTTGTTCGCCGTCTGGTGCGCGCGGCAAGTCGAGCACCTCATGCAAGACCAGCGCAGCAAAGACGCACTGAACGTCGCCGAACGCTTTGCTAACGGGGAGGCTACCGATGAAGAACGGGACGCCGCATGGGACGCCGCACGGGACGCCGCACGGGACGCCGCAGGGGCCGCCGCACGGGCCGCCGCACGGGACGCCGCATGGGACGCCGCACGGGACGCCGCACGGGACGCCGCAGGGGCCGCCGCACGGGCCGCCGCACGGGACGCCGCACGGGCCGCCGCACGGGACGCCGCACGGGCCGCCGCATGGGACGCCGCACGGGACGCCGCATGGGACGCGCAAAAAGAGATGTTCGAGCGCATGTGTCTCGGCACCGCTCCTTGGCAACAAGCCAAGGTTGCCGCCTGACGACCCGCGCCCGCTACAGGAGAACGACATGCGAATCACATTCGAGCGAGTGATCGCCAAGCGCACGGTGTGTTGGACCGATCCTACAACCGGCAAGAAGCGCCAGAAGACTCAGAGTTTCGAGCAGACCGTGAATCCCTTCAATCGCGATGCCAACGGCAAGCCGAAGGATCGCCGCGCTATCTGCGCCGAAGTGAATCGCGATGCCGATCTCTGGAAACTCAAAACCGAGAACGACATTCGCGACGGGATTTACCCGGACGCCTGACAAACCGCGCCCGCCCTGCGGGCAATCACGAAGGAGCTAGGCCATGCAAACCGATCTGCTTTCCGCCCTGAAGGCTGCCCACCTCGCCGCGTATCGGCGCGACGACCACGAGCAGATGAACGTCGCCGCGCGCGCGATCAGCTACGCGGCGTCCGGCGAGCGCGAGCTCGCGCAGCAGCTGGCCGAGCAGCACGGCTTGATCGCGGTCGAGGCCTGACGTGAACGCGATCGCTTCCTACCAGCGCGGCTGGAACGACCGGATGCTCGGCCGCCCGTTCGCGCCGGCCAGCCAATTCGACACCGCATACCGCGCCGGCTATGCCGACGCGCGCGGCGCCTGATCAGTCGAGGTCAGTCATGAGAGTCACGAAAGCAGCCCACCGCGCAGCCCGTAAGTCGTTGGACGGCAAGTGCCGATTCCTCGGCTTCGACGGCCGCACGTACCAGGTACTGACGCTGCGCGACCTGCCGCAGTGTCCGTCGGTGCGCATCGAGGCCGCGTATAGCGCCGGCCGGATGGTGCGGCCGCGCTGAGTAACAGATTCGGGAAGGGTCCGGAACGGCAGGGTCCGGCTAGGTAGGCAAAGGCACGGTTGGGTTTGGCGAGGACTGTTCTCAGTGGCAAGCCTTCGGGCTTGCCGGTGCGAATAGCACTGCTCGGCTCGGATGAGACAGGCAATCCGGGGTTTGGAAGGGAAAGGAATGGATTGGAAAGGTTTGCTAAGGCAAGGCGCGGTATGGCGAGTAGCGGTCTGGTTTGGGCTGTTTTCAGCGGTCAGCGTTCGCGCTGATCGGTGCGAATAGCGCCGTCGGGTTCGGTGTGGCTGGGCTAGGTTAGGTTGGGCTCGGCGAGGCAAGGATAGGCAAGGACTGTTTTCAGCGCACTGGTTTCGGCCAGTGCGGTGCGAATAGCACTGCATGGCCTGGATCGGCAGGGCGTGGCTAGCAAAGGTGTGGCGAGGTGTGGCAAGGCAAGGATTTCTAACCGAGAGCGAGACAAATGAACGCAATGACCGAATTGGCGGGTGTGACGAATGGCGGCGAGGCCGTCATCGATCTTTCGCAGCCCTATCGTGTCAGCTTCGAGCTGACCGGCACCAGCGACATGCTGATGCATCGCTGGAACAACGAAGCCGTCGACGAAAAGGCGAAGGCCGCGAAGAACTCTAAGGCGAAGAAGTCCGACGACATCGAGAGCTACGTGTACCGCAACGACGACGGCATGGTCTGCCTGCCCGGCGAGTACGTGCGCCAAGCAATCATTTTCGCAGCGAAGTTCCGGCAAGACCCGCGCAGCCCACGAAAGAGCGCGATGGATCTGTACAAGGCCGGCGTCGTCTCATTGACCGATCTCGCATCGCTCGGCCGAGACACATGGGACTACGAAGATCGCCGCCGCGTCGTGGTTCAGCGCGCAGGCATCAACCGCACGCGGCCCGCATTCAAGAAGGGCTGGAGGGCCGAGTTTGACTTCATGGTCCTGACGCCCGAATACATCGAACCGACCGACCTGCATGCAGTGCTCACGCAGGCCGGAATCCTGATCGGCGTCGCCGATTTCCGGCCGACCTACGGGCGATTCGGTGTGACGAAGTACCAGGTCATCACTGACTGATCTACCGGTTTTCCAACGAGCAGTTTCATAAGTACGAGAGAGGCAGACATGCAACCCACCATGCACATCGACGTGCAGCCGGTCGAGTCGTCGCAGATCCACGGCATCGGCCACGACCCCGCGACGAACACGCTCGCGATCCGCTTCAAGAACCGCACGACCGGCGCGCCGACGTCGCTCTACCACTACGCGAACTTCACGGCCGAGGATTTCGAAGCGTTCCGCGACGCCGAGTCGATCGGCTTGCACTTCGGCAAGAACATCAAGCCGTACGACAAGAAGTACCCGTACACGAAGGTCGAAGACGCGCCGGCCGCCACCTGACGCACTGGAAAGGCCGGTTCGATTCCGGCTCGTTGGCAGAGGTCTGGTGAGACGAGAGGCGGTTCGATTCCGTGAAGTGGCACTGGGAGCCAAAGGCCCGACTAACCCCCGTAAGGGGTTGAACGAATGCACCCCGAGAGGGCCGCGCTGCAGCAGCAAGCAGCAATCCGAACGATGTGCGAGCGCTGTGCATCGCGAGGTAGGTCCGCCACGAATGCTGGTTGCCGAGCCTCCGGCGACTGGCTTCACCCTGCGGTGACTGCAGGGCTACCCGGCTCAAGATGGCCCCGCCGCAGGGGTCTGACGAGTCGCCGGACGAGGGTAACCGGCACCTTCAGTGGATGGCGCTGTGAAGCGCGCGAGCTCGTGAGATTGGAGCGCGCAAACCAGTCGGCGGGGCATATCGCTCCGACGCGAAAAGTCGGCCGAACAAGCATACCGCCGCCATGCGGGGTCGACAGCCGGTTAGCGCCCGGCCATAGCGCCATCCTCTGAGGGTCGAGCAGCACAACGACTCCAACCACCACAGGCAACCGAGGTGTGACATGAAAGTGCAGATCAAGGGCTTCATTTTTGCTGGGACGGACTTCACGGGTCAGCTCGTCTACTCGTTCGCGGACTACGACCGCACGCAATACGACAGTGACCTGGTGCAGGTGCGCGAGTACACGCTCGAGGCCGACGTGCCGGACGAATTCGATCCCCGGCCGGGCCTCCTTGCGAATCTCCGGCGTGAAAAGCAGAAGCTGCAGGCCGAATGTGCCGCGAAGCTGACCGAGCTTGAGGCGCAGATCCAGTCGCTCCTCGCAATCGAGAACGGGGCGACGTCGTGAGCCCGATGGCCCTCCGCCCCGCCCTGCGCCGGTACGCCGCGCACCTGAACCGTCGGCAGCGCCGTGCGTGGATGATTGCTCGGCTCCAGCGGTCGCCGCGCGTCGCGATCAGCAGCGGCTGGCTGCCGCGCACGGTGGCGCGCACGTACGCCTACGTCAGCGTCGGAGGCAAATGATGAACGCACTCACACATTCGCCCGGCCCGTGGGAATGGGTCGGCAACTGCCTGGAAAGCAAAGCGCCGGGCCACTATGAATCGGTGCTCGAGGCGAAGGTCAGCTGCGGCCAGTTCTGCTACGGCGGCAGCGTCGAGCTGACGATCAGCGACGCCGACAAGAAACTGATCGAGGCGTGCCCCGACCTGCTGATGATCCTCGAAATCATCGCGGCCGACGACGACGCGGCGCGCCGCGAGCGGCGCCAGCCGCTGCTCATGAGCGGCGTGCGCATGGCGCTCGACGCGGCGCTGATCAAGGCCGGCCGCAAGCAGCTCGAACGCCCGACGGGAGGTGCGTAATGGACAAGACGAGCAACCGAATCTACCGCGAAACGTCCACGACCTACGACGGTGGCCCGGCGTTTCCCACGAGCGAAATGTTCGTCGACTCGCTGCCGATCGAGGCTCAACCGGGCATGTCGCTCCGCGACTACTTCGCGATCAAGGCGCTGGTTGGCTTGATGACGATGCCCGACGAATGGCGCGGCTTCGTCCGCAATGACGGCGCTGGCACGACGTGGAAAGCCGAGCTCTCGAAGGCGGCATATGACCTCGCGGACGCGATGCTGCACGCACGGGAGAGCTCGTGATGCGCTGGCTCGACCGACTCCACGCCAAACACCCGCGCACGACGACGATCGCCGCGATCCTGCTCGCCTTCGTCCTGCTCTACATCGCGCGCGAAATCGACCACACGAACTCGGACCTGCTCCGGTGGCAGCTCGCCGCCGTGCGCACGGCCTGACCTCTGGAGCTACGAATGCAAACCGCAACCATGGTCGACGTCGTCGACGTCGAACTCACGGGCACCGAGGCCGCCGCTGCGCCATCCGTGGCCGCCGCCGCACCCGCAGTCGTGCCGCAGCGCACCGCGATCGTGAGCGCGACACCGGCCGACCTCCTGCGCATCGCGATCGAGAAAGACGCAGACCTCGACAAGCTCGAACGGCTGATGGAGCTGCAGGACCGCCACGAAGCGAAGCAGGCAAAGCGCGCGTTCGACGCGGCGTTCGCCGCCTTCAAGGCCGAGGCCGTGAAGATCATCAAGGGCCGCAAGGTCACCGACGGCCCGCTGAAGAACAAGCGCTACGCCGAGCTGCACGACGTGGTCAACGCGGTGACGCCGGCCCTTTCGAAGCACGGCCTGTCGTCCGCCTGGCGCCTCACGCGCGACGAAAAGGACTGGATGGAGGTCACCTGCTACCTGCGCCACGTCGACGGCCACGAAGAATCCGTTTCGATGGGCGGGCCGCCGGATTCCGGCGGCGCGAAAAACGCGATTCAGGCGCGCGCGAGCACGAAGACGTACCTCGAGCGCTACACCCTGAAGGCGATCACCGGCCTGTCCGAAGAGGACGACGACGACGACGGCGCGGGCGGCCAGCAACCGGGCGGCACGCAAGGCGATCGCGGCGACGCTGCCGGGAGAAGCGGTGAGTCGAGCAGCCGCCGCGCGCCGCCCGCGCGCCAGCAGCAAACCGGTGCCGAGCCGCCGGCGTTCTACCCCCAGACGAAGTTCGACGCGAACAAGGACCAGTGGCGTGATGTCGTGAAGTCCGGCCGCAAGACGCCGAGCCAGATGGTCGCCTTCATCGAATCGCGCGGCGCGCCGCTGACGGAAAGCCAGATTCTCACGATTGATAGCTGGGCGAACGAGACCTGAGATGGGAAAGACCTCCAAGCACGTTGGCGTTTCGTGGAACAGCGCCATGTCGAAGTGGGCTGCTCAGGTCAGGCTCAACTTGAAGCTGAACCACCTCGGCTTCTTCCTTGACGAGGAAGAAACTCACCGTGCCGTGATCCGCTTCAAGGTCGAGCACAAGCTCGTGAAGCCCGACGGGACTGTGCCGTGCGTTCTGGAGGCCTTCAAGTACGAGGATGGAAATCTGATTTGCCTGTTCAACTCGATGAAGCATTCGATCGGAGACGCGGTCGGCTACCGGGAAAAGAAAAGCGGATACGTGCAGATCAGGTACGGCCAGAAGACGTATCGCGTACATCGACTGATATGGGAAATGCACTGCGGGACGATCGCCGCCGGTCATGAGATCGACCACATCAACGGAAACAAGGCGGATAACCGAATCGAGAATCTGCGACTTGTTTCGCGCGCTGAGAACGCGAAGAACCTGAAGTTGCAATCACGAAATACGAGTGGCGTCTCTGGCGTCATTTACATGAACAACAAGTACCGAGTGACGATCGGTGCCAAATACCTCGGCTATTTCGACACGATTGATGAGGCAATTCGCGCGCGCAAGTCTGCTGAAGAACGAAACGGCTATCACGTAAATCACGGGAGAAAGTGAGATGGAAGTCCTGAACGTCACCCAAGGTTCCGACGAATGGATGCAGGTCCGGCGCGAACACTACACCGCGTCGGAAGCGCCGGCTGCGCTCGGCCTGTCCAAGTACACGACGCGCACCGAGTTGCTGCACCAGAAGGCAACTGGCATCGAGAAGGAAATCGACGCCTACAAGCAGGCGCTGTTCGATCAAGGCCACGCGGCCGAAGCCAGTGCACGTCCGCTCGCAGAGGAGATAGTCGGCGGTGACCTCTACCCGGTTACCGGCGCGACCGTCGTCGACGGCATGAAACTGCTCGCCAGTTTCGACGGCATGACCATGGCCGAAGACATCATATGGGAGCACAAGCTTTTCAATGCCGGCCTTGCGGCAGCGGTGCGCGCCGGCACGCTGGAACCGACATACACGGTTCAGATGGATCACCAACTACTCGTCTCCGGCGCGAAGAAGTGCCTGTTCATGACGTCCGACGGCACGCACGATAACATGGCGTGGTGCTGGTACGAGCCGACTCCTGACAAGCTCGATGCGCTCGTCGCGGGCTGGAAGCAGTTCGGCGCGGATCTCGCTGCGTACGAGCCGCGCGAGATCCGCGAAGCGCCGAAGGCCGACGCGATCATGAACCTGCCGACGCTCGCCGTGCAGATCGAAGGCAAGGTCGTCACCAGCAACCTGCCGCGCTTCAAGGCGGCGGCTGAGACGTTCATCGCGTCGATCAAGACCGACCTGCAGACCGACGAGGACTTCGCGAACGCGGCAGCGACGGTCACCTTCTGCGAGAAGGCCGAGAAGGAGCTGGAAGTCGCGAAGAACGCGGCGATCGGCCAGACGGCGAGCATCGACGAACTGATGCGCACGCTCGACCACATCCGCACGCAGCTGCGCGACAAGCGCCTGGCGCTCGACAAGCTGGTGACGAAGCGCAAGACCGAGATCAAGGACGAGATCATCGCCGACGGCCGCAAGGCGTACGCCGACCACGTCGCCGCGCTGAACGCCGAGCTCGGCGGCGTCACGATCACGATCGCGGCACCGGACTTCGTCACCGCGGCGAAGAATAAGCGCACGCTGGCGAGCCTGCACGAGGCGATCGACACGGCCGTCGCGAACGGCAAGATCGCCGCTGACGCGGCCGCGCGCGAATTGCGCGCCAAACTCGACTGGTACCGAGCGCACGCCGCCGAGCACGTGTTCCTGTTCCGCGACCTGCAGCAGCTGATCCAGAAGCCGGCCGACGACTTCCAACTCGCGGTGAACGCGCGCATCGACGAGCACAAGCGGCAGGAAGCCGCGAAGGAAGAGCAGCGCAAGGCCGACGAGGCGGCTGCCGCCCAGCGCGCTGCGGCGCAGGCTGCGGCCGCGAAGGAGACGCCTGCCGCGGCCGCGCCGGCCAACGACGCTGCGCCGCCAGCTACCGCGCCGCGCGCCGCTGAACCTCTGCCCGGTGCCGCGCGCGCCGTCGCGCAGCGCCGCATCCCGCGCCCGACCGCCGCACAGGTGATCGAAATCCTGGCCGATCACTACGGCGCGACGCCGGCGCAAACCGCCGCCCTGCTCGTCACCCTCGACTTCCAGGCCGAACTGTCGCGCCTCGAAGCCGCCGCTTAAGGGATCTGCCATGCACCAGTTCAGAGGATTCGCTGCGATCGGCCTCGACCGGCCGAAGTCGCCCGAGAACATCGGCGGAGTGCTGCGCGCTGCCGGCTGCTACGGCGCCGAGCTCGTCGCAGTGCGCGGCAATCGGATCGGTCGCTATGCGACCGACACCATGAAGGCATACCGGAAGGTGCCATCGATTCATGTCGACGACCTGATATCGGCCGTGCCATTCGGTTGCGTGCCCGTCGCAGTCGAGCTGGTCGACGCCGCCGAATCCATCGTCGACTTCGTCCATCCGGCTTGCGCCTTCTACATATTCGGCCCTGAAGACGGCAGCGTCGCGAAGGAGATCTTGCGCAGTTGCCCGCACGTCGTCTACGTGCCGACGGCGCACTGCATGAACCTGGCCGCGACGGTGAACGTCGTGCTCTACGACCGGCTGCAGAAGCAGATGCGCGCCGCGCGTGTCCAGCACGCAGCGTAACCACTCATCCACCAAGGAACACCAACCATGTCCGAATTCCGCTTCCACAAGATCAAGATCAAGGTCACGAGCATCAATGTCCGGCAGGAGTTGAACGGCGAGGAGCACCGCCTCGCCATGGACATCGGCCTTGAATTCAACCAGTCGAACCGCGCGCTCGACAAGCTCGATAACCGGCTGCTCCAGACCTTCTACTGGAAGTCGCCGACCGGGCCGGCGCAGGGCGACATCGAAGGCGTCGAGCGCGTCACCGACTACCCTAACCTGCGCTTCGAGGAGCTGGTCGCGCCGTTCAAGTGGTCCGAGAAGTTCGAGGATGGCCTGTTCCGCGTGCACCACGGCGACGACGAATCGAACGACATCGTGATGCGCGAAGCGAAGATCAACGAGATCAAGTTCTGGCCGAAGGAAGGCGGCACGACGACGTTCAACGCGCGCGTGCAGTGCCACCCGGACGAGGCCGACGTCGCGCGCATGTGCACGCTGCTGCAGAGCGAGATCACGGCAACGATCGACACCGATCCGGACGACGACGAGCCGGCCGAGCAGCCCGAAAAGGTCGAGAAGCCCGCGCGCGCCGGGCGCCTCAAAAAAGGCGGGAAAAACGGACAGACCGACGCCTTTGCCGACGCGGCCCAGCAGATCGCGGACGGCCAGACGGCCGCGTAACTGAACGGGCGAAGCCGCCGGCCGACAGGAATTGGCGCGATGCGCGGTTCTCCGACCGCGCCGGCGGCAGAGCCCCTACCCGACACCACCATGAACCAGATCGCTGAAGCCTTCGACCGCGCCGCCGGCAAGAAAGGGCCGTGCACGCCGTTCAATCCGTCGCGCCGCGCGATGAAGCGCGTGCGCAACCCGCTGCCCGCGCCGACCGAGTGCCGTTTCTGCGGTGGCGCCGTGCGCATCGTGCGCAACAGCGAGATCTACGGCCGCGACTTCGGCGACTGGCCTTGGGCGTACCTGTGCGTCGGCTGCCGCGCGTACGTCGGCATGCACCCGCAGACTGCGATCCCGCTCGGCACGCTCGCCGACAACGAGACGCGCGCGGCGCGCATGCGCGCGAAGGCCGCGTTCAACCCGCTCTGGCAGCGCGACGGCATGTCGCGCAGCGAGGCGTACAGCTGGCTCGCCGCCCGGCTCGGCATCGCCGTCGGCGAGACGCACATCGGGTGGTTTGACGTTGCCATGTGCGACCGCGTGGTCGCCGTTATTCACCAGGAGCACCAATGACCGATACGCAAGATCCGCTGTGGCGCGCGCTGACGCGCCTCGAGCACGCCGAGCTGAGCGACGTCGATCGCAACCTGCTCCGGCCGGCGTTTGCCGCGCTGCACGGCAGCCAAGCGATGCGCCTCCCCGAGACCGTCATGGCGCGCATCCGGCACCTCGACGCGACGCTGCCGAAGACCGAAGCGGCGTAACCGAGCCGCCCACGTTACGAGATGACCACCATGATCCGCTCTCTCCCGAACTGGATGACGTTGATTCTGCTGCGCGTGCACGGCCGCGCTGCGCGCACGCCCTACTTCGACCTGCCCGGCTACATGCTGCGCAACTGGATCCTTGGCGCGCGAAGCGTCGAGCGCAATCGCGACAACCCGGCGTGGCAGGGAAACGAGCCGCCGCGCGCGGGCGTGCTGTACCGATGGCTGTGCCGCCACATCGCGATCCGCGCGCACACGATCCTCCGCAGTGACCGCGATCGACACCTGCACGATCACCCGTCGTGGTCGGTCTCGATCGTGCTCGACGGCGGCTACTGGGAAGTGTTCGAGCCGACGCCGTTCGCGCTGACGTGCCCGCTGATGTACCGCGCCGCGCTCGACACGATCAAGCAGTCGTGGATCGCTCCGGAGCGCGCCGCCGACCACAATTACCTGAACGCGTTCGGCATCTACTGGCGCGGCCCGGGCGCGATCGTCGTGCGCCGCGCCGGCGACTTTCACCGGCTCATCCTGCCGCGCGCGACGGTCGCGAAGTCGATCTTCGTGATGGGGCGCCGCACGAACGCATGGGGTTTCCTGACGCCGCACGGGAAGGTGGGCTGGCGCGCGTATCTCGCGAGCGCTGACGCGACGACGCAGCGGGACGAAGAAGTCGAGGAAAAGTGAACCACCAGCCGCGCGGCACCCGTCGCGCGGCAACCCAGGACTTACTGGTGGGCGCTCGGATGACGGTTGGGCTCCGTCACGGCACCGACTCGACTCCCGGCGCTTTCATGCTAACCCGCTGTCTTATGCGAGCCGAGCACCCAGCCATTTAGGCTTGATCTACTGATTTAGAGGATGGCGATGACGACCCAACCGATGCTCCAGAAAATCCCCGTCGTGCGCGACGAGAACGGCTACTTCATCCATCCGGACCTGCTGCACTTCTGGACGGTCACGATGGACGGTGCCGAGCACTGCACGCCTGAACAGTGGGCCACCCTCGAGTCGAAGGCCGGCATCAAGACGTCGATCTACCGCCTCGAAAGCGAGAACCTCGACCATCCGGCCTACGTCTCGTATTTCTACAACGGCAACCTCGACATCACCGAATGGGACCCGTCGCCCGAGCCCGGTTGGTGGCTGCTCGAAATCGGCGACAGCGAAGAAGGCCCGTACGCAGTCTATGCAACACACGCATGAGGGTGACCATGACCACCGACAATAGCCGCGCTGATGCGCTGACCGAGACGCTCAAGGAAGAGATGGATCGCCTGCATCGTGAGTTCTCTGCGATGAGCCCGTTAAAACAGCGGATGTGGCTGATGCAGCATGCTGCCGCATCCCCTGTCGAGCAGCTCGCAGCAGCGCCGATCCCAGAAGACTGTGACGTGCGCAATATTCTGCTGGATGTTGTTCCGGGTGAAGATGGCGAAGGACAGGAGGTTTATGCAAGAAACGTAGCGGACGTAGAACGCTTGCTTTCCGAAATGGGGGAGAAGCTAGACGCAGCCAAGCAGCCCGCACCCTCGCCGGTGGACGAACGGGCGGCGTTCGACTCCGAAGTAGGGAACATCATTGCTGACGCTGCAACGCGCGGTATTGCATGGATGGCATTTAAGGTGGGCGCTCGCTACGCCCGCGCCGCATCTGCCAACGATACGGGGGCGGAAGAGGCACAGCAATTGAGCGCCGAAATCGCCGAACTAAAGATCAAGCTCGTCTCTTATGAGCGCGAGCGTGAAGACCAAATCCGTTACCTTGCGGCGCAGTCGGAAGAAATCGCGGGGCTTAAACAGCAGCTGGCGCACGCAGATGCTCGGGTCGGGCTGACGGCCACAGTGATTCAGAAATGCATCGATTCATGTGCTGCCGAATATCTCGAAGATGTGACGGGCCATCCGGAAGACGCTGCTTACTGCCAGGGTATCACTGACTGTATCGACGCCCTGAATCGCCTCAAGACCGCCGACTGGAGTGCCATTCTCGCCGCTCATTCGGGCCAGTCGGAGCCGGAAACAGCAACAGTTGCTCGCATCGAGCAGTTGCGCAAGGCCCTGTTCGAGTCACGCGATGCGATGAGGGTCATGTCGAACTGGGTGAAGAAATCTGATCCGGCCGGACACTCGTGGGCCGTGCGCATGGTCGATCGCGCGAACGCCGCACTGAATGGTGAGCCGGAGCCGCACTCCGAGGTGATGGATGCCGTGCGCGATGTGCTCGACGAGCGCTACCGACAAATCGACGCCAAGCGCAAATGGAAAAAGCTAGGGAGCAAAGCATGAAGATCACGGATGACATGCTAACTGAATGGTTCCCGAAAAATATCAAGCCGGTTTACATCGGCTTGTACCAGCGATATTACGGGGATGATCTAACGGAAATTCCAGACTATTGGGACGGTAGTCTCTGGTGGATCTGTACAGAGGACGGAAACATAGTTACACAATCAGGATTTTCTCTACCGTGGCGCGGCATAAAGGAGACAACCATGACCAGTAAGCTCACCGACGACCTGCTGCAACGCTGTCGCGAGCTTCTCGAATTGAATGAGAAGGGCGAATCCCAGCAAACCGCGCTCCGCGCCTTGGCAGCGACCTACGATCGCGAGATCCCAGCGCATGACCGGCGCACGATGGCGGTGTCGCAGACCCACCTCGAAGCGATGCGCGCGCTTCTCGCCGCCACGCAGCAGGCGAGCGGCGAGGTGACGGACTACGTGCGCGTGCCAGCGCGCGTCGTCGAGTTGCTCGCGAGCATCAACCGGGATGGTGTGATCAAGCGCGCCTCGGAATTGCAGGAAGTGTATCGGCTAATCAACGCCGCCCGAGCGGGAGAAAAGCAATGACCAAACTCTGGATGCTCAATATTCAAGGCCCGGACGATATTGTGGCCGCGCCGTCGAAGGATGAGGCCGATGCTGTTGCCGCCGCATTCAACACGTATTGGGGAGAATATCTCGCGAAGCAACGAGCACAGTCGGTTGCTGATGGGCACGATCCAGACCACTGGCCGACCGTTACTGCTGTCGTTATCGAATGGGATGGAACCGCAGCCGAACACACGGAAAGCATCGCGAAATATTGGCCAGAGTATGCCGAGTATCTCAAGATAGACGCCGCCCGCACCCAAGGAGGCGAATCGTGACCACTCCCCGCATCAAGAACGACGACATCCTCGCGCAGCTCACGAGCGGCACGAAGACCATCTATCAGCTCGCATTCGCGCTTGGCGTTCAGCCTGCCGTTCTTCAATGTCGAGTCGACATGCTCTTTTATTCGGGCCGCGTTCGCATCGACTTGCGATGTACGAATGATCTTGGCTATTGCCTCGCACCGGCCGAACCACCGCCGCGAGCGACGCTCGATACACCGGTAGGTGAGCGACGCACCGGCCCGAACCTTCAATCGACGCTCTCCGGATACGATCGCGAATTCGCGTGCCGTCGAGAACTTGCTATGGCGACGAGGACGCGATGAGTAACAGGGAGAAACAGTCGCCAGAGCGCACGTGCTCGTGGACGCCCGTAGACTGCAGATCGGATATCTGGGAGACGTCCTGCGGTAAGGATGTCGCGCTCGACGATACGCCGCAGGAATACGGAATGTGCTACTGCTGCTATTGCGGTGGCAGGCTAAACGGAATTGCCTACCAAGGGAATGAGAAGTGTGAGGCGCGCCGCACCACGCCCGACAGGGAGGCGATCATCGAGGAGTGCGCGAAGGTGTGCGATGAAGATGCGGACGATAAATGGAATCTCTATAAGGGCCAGCATCCTTATACAGGTCGAGAGTCCGGCCGAGCTGATCCCTATGTTGAAGGTCGCGCGGACGGTGCCAGCGTTTGCGCAGACCGTATCCGCGCCCTCAAGACCGTCCCCACTAGCGATAAGGGAGGTGCGTGATGGCCGAGAACTTCGTGCATATCCATGCTCCCGCGCCGGTCGAGGAATGCTGCCAGGTCAATTTATGCCCGACGTGCGAACGTCCTCGCCGCATGTTCGTTCGGTACTTCGAATGGTATGGCCAGTCGGTGACGTGTGCCGGGTGCGGCGAGGAATGGCAGGGCGGCTACCGGTCGGAGCGCCCATTGATGCGTGGCTGGCGCAAGAAAAACATCCAGTACGCTATCCGCAATCTCGAAAGAATCGGAGTGAAAGCATGATCGACCAAAACAAGATGCGGGCGCTAGCGGCACATCTCCGGGGGCCTTTTGGCTATTGCACGGATTTATCTGAAGAAGCCGCCGACGCCATCGACCTCCTACTGGCAGAGGTGGAAGCCGCTGCGGCGGATAAGCGGAATGCCTTGGCGTTCCGCGATCTTATGGCGGCCGTTATTCGCAATATCAACCACGGCGAGTATAACCGGCCGTATCGCGGAATCGAGAATGCACCGGGTCATGCTCACGACATGCCGGGGATTTGGGATTCTGACAACGGCGCGAAAGCCGGAACGCAATGCGCATGGTGCGCTACGTGGAATGCGGCTCGTGCCGCCCTCGCGCAACGACAGGGAGAAGGATCTTGACTACACGAACGAAAGAAGAAGAGCGCCTGATGAGCCAGATTGCGAATTTGGAGGCAGAGTTGAATCGAAAACGTGAACTCTTGCGCGAAGAACGAGAGCGGAACTGCGGCGTTCGGATTGGAGATATCGTTCTTTACCGCGGCGAAGAATACCGGGTCGCTGAGATCGATCCTCAACCGTATGGTGGAGCATGGGTAAGGGGTAATCCTAAGAAGAAGAACGGGGAGTTCGGTAACCAAATCCGAGCACTTTACAGCAGATGGACGCATACAAGTCGCCGCGCCCCTGCTAGTGAGGGAGAACAGAAATGACCAAATACGAAAAACTCGACGCGATGATCGTGGCGCAGATCGACGATGTCCCGCGCTCATTCACTCACCTGCGCGGATGCCGTGCGCTGATGGCCGAATGCGAACGGCACGCCAAAGAAGCCGGGACCAAGCGATCGCCTTACGGCGTCGACAATTGGCGTGTTCTTGATCGTCGGCTCCAGGCTCTGCGCAAAGCCGGCAAGATCAAGGCGACTGGCAAGGGATGGGTTCGTGCGGGGATTGAATCATGACCAGCCGCCGCGTCGAGCTAGCCATGACCACAAGGGGAAAATGATGAAAGCACTTCGAATGAAAGACATCGTCGACAAGGTCGGTCTCGGCCAATCGACGCTCTACCGCATGATCGCGGCCGGCACGTTTCCGAAACCGTTCGAACTCGTGCCGGGGCGCACGGCGTGGCTGGAGGAGGACATTGACGCGTGGCTGGCAGAAAAAGCCGGGAAGAAGTCGGCCGCTGAAAGGCCGGACGACAACAACGTCACGCAGCCGTCTGCGCAGACTATCGCGTAAATGGCATCACGATCGCGGTCTGACCCGCGCAGTACCGCGCCCAGTCCTCCATCATCCCGCGCCGGCGCTCGAGCATATCTCGGCGCCGGTATGCGGAAACGGTCGTCGACGAGATCGTGTGCGCGAGCGCCTGCTCGGCGAGTGAATCGGGATAGTCTGTGCAGTCCGCAATCCAATCCCGAAACGTCGAACGGAACCCGTGCACTGTGATGTCGCTGCGGTCCATGCGGCGCAGCAACAGGAGCATCGCCATATTCGACAGCGGGCGCCCCTCCTTGTACCCCGGGAACAGCCATCCCCACTTTGCCTTTGTCGCGATCTGCATGCGCACGAGCTCGACGGCTTCGTCGCACAGGGGCACGCGCAGCTCCTGCTCTGCTTTCATCCGGTCACCAGGAATTGTCCAGACGCGCGCATCGAGGTCGAACTCCTCAGGCCGCGCGAACAATACTTCATTCGTGCGCGTCGCCGTGAGGATCAGCAGACGCAGCGCCTGCGCGGCGCGCTTGGGGCGCTGGCGCAGCGCCGCGAAAAACGCGGGCATCTCCTCCCACGACAGCGCCGGGTGATGCTTCACGCTGTTGCGCTTCTTCACCCGCGGCAGCACGCGATCGAGGTGGTCGACGTAGCGCGCCGGGTTGTCGCCTGTCCGGTGGCCGAGCACTGTCTCGGCATCGAGGATCGCTTTCACGCGCCCGCGCACGCGCCGCGCCGTCTCGCCCTTCTTCATCCAGATCGGCTGCAGGATGCGCACGATCATTTCCGTGTCGATGTCGCGCACGTCGATATCGCCAATCACGGGATAGGCGTAGGCTTCCAGAGTGGATGTCCACTGCTTCGCATGTTTCGTGTTGCGCCAGCCCGACGCGCGATCGGCGATGAATGCCTCGGCTGCCTGCCTGAACGTCACTCCGGGCGCCCTCTCAGCGGCCCGCATGACCTGCGCGCGCCGCCGCGCAGCGATCGGATCGACGCCATGCTTCACGCTCGCGCGGCAGTCTGCCGCTACCTTGCGCGCCGCGGCGAGCGGCAACACCGACAGCGAGCCGAGGCCCATCTCCCGCGCGCGGCCGGCGAGCGAGAAGCGGTAGATCCATGACCGCGATCCGCTCGCGCTGATCTGCAAGTACAGGCCGCCGCCGTCCGCGTAATATCCCGGGTCAACGAGCTTGCCGATGCCGAGCGCGGTCAATCGATTCATCTGACGCGACGCCAT